CTACGGAAGCTTACTCTCCAGCGGATTCTTGCTCAGGTAATCTGCGCATTCCACTGTTGGACGGTCAACCTTGTACAGTTCCATACCGTCATACTCCAGCGCCGCCCCATCACGCTCCAGCGAATAGACATCCAGCTTACGCGTCACGTTGTAATAATCATCTGAACGCAGCATGATCTTACCCGGCACCGCGATAACGCGCTGCCACTGACGGCAATCCAGCGTATCCCCCTCTGGCGTCACCACCAGCGTGGCGATCGCTTCCGGGCTCACCATCGCGCTCTGCGGCCCTTTCGACTGCCAGTAACCTGCCAGTTGCGAAGGTACCGGGTGCTTAATCACTTCCTGATAGTTATCTACCTGAACACATCCCGCTAACGTCAGCATCGCAGCCACAATTGCTACTTTTTTCATCATCTTTCCTGCATGCGAAGAAAAAAATATTGTGGCATTAAAGCCATCAGGCTGCCAGCGTAAGATAGGTATTGATTAAACCTGCATCCCCATCACATGAGCATACATTTTTCATAATCGACAAAGATCGTCCAAGAGCGCTCCAAATAACAGATGGTTGCAGTTGTCGAAAACATCAGTCGTCTAAGTTCACCTTAGATCGAGTGCTGTTTTATGCCCCACCCATGCCCCATTACATCACCGGGCAGCCGTCGTCATCGCTTGCACGATTGATGAAGAACGTGACGCGTCCAAGCACCTCTACTTCTTCCAGTGCTCTTCCCTCTATTGCCTCTCCATCATCTGTAATGAGCGACTTTCCCATCAACTTGGCAAACTGCGTATGACCATCGCAAAGTATAAGCAGCACATCGCCGGGCGCGCATTTGGCTGCTGGCTCAATGACTGCAAATCCTGAATCAGTTTCAAGCACCCTACTTTCTGCGCCGATGTTGCAAATCACCTCGGGTGAAAGTTGGCGCTCGACATAATCGCTTGCAGGTGATGCAAATCCCATTATTGGACCCTCCCCATGTTACGCAGGATCCAGTACCTGTTGTCGCTACCGTCTGTCGTCTTGTCAGCAAAGTCTTTTTGGTATCGCTCTATCCAGGCGTTCGCTTCTTCGCGTGTGTAGTGCCAGTTGAACTCCCGCAATTTCTCTATGAATGCGTCTGTGCTCAGGTAACGATACCCCTTGGGGTTTAACTCTATGACCGCAACAAACGCGGCATGAATGTCTGCTGTGCGTGGCATAATCACCTCACAAAATAACTGTATACATATACAGTATCGTTAAATATGAGGGTCGATCAAGTTTCACAGTGGTGCTAAACTTCAGACCTTTCCGAATTGACTGATTTTTATAATGTTAAAGCTCTTTGCTAAGTACACATCAATAGGTGTTATCAACACGCTCATTCACTGGGTGGTGTTCGCCGTTTGCATTTACGCATTCCATACAGGTCAGGCACTTGGCAACTTCGCTGGGTTTGTCGTGGCGGTGTCATTCAGCTTCTTCGCAAACGCCAGGTTCACGTTTAAGTCCTCGACTACCACTCTGCGCTACATGCTCTACGTAGGATTCATGGGCTCACTTAGCGCGATTGTTGGATGGTGCGCTGATAAGTCTGGCATGGCTCCTATCATCACGTTAATCGTGTTCTCCGCAATCAGTCTGGTGTGCGGATTTATCTATTCAAAGTTCATTGTCTTTAGGGATGCGAAATGAAAATTTCTCTGGTCGTTCCAGTCTTCAACGAAGAAGACGCGATACCGATTTTTTATAAAACAGTTCGGGAATTTGAAGGTCTTCAGCAGCATGAAGTAGAGATAGTCTTCATTAATGACGGCAGTAAAGACGCTACAGAATCAATTATTAACGCGCTTGCTGTTGCAGATCCGCTTATTGTTCCACTGTCCTTCACTCGCAACTTTGGTAAAGAGCCTGCGCTATTCGCCGGCCTTGACCACGCGACCGGTGAAGCGATTATCCCGATTGATGTAGATTTGCAGGACCCTATCGAAGTCATTCCTCATTTGATTGAAAAGTGGCAGGCCGGGGCTGACATGGTGCTGGCCAAACGCTCTGATCGCTCTACAGATGGCAGACTGAAGCGCAAGACCGCTGAATGGTTCTATAAGCTACACAACAAAATCAGCAACCCAAAAATTGAAGAAAACGTTGGTGACTTCCGCCTTATGTCCCGCGAGGTGGTGGAAAACATTAAGCTCATGCCAGAACGCAACCTGTTTATGAAGGGTGTACTGAGCTGGGTTGGTGGACGTACAGATGTTGTTGAATACGCCCGCGCAGAACGAGTGGCCGGCAGCACGAAGTTCAACGGCTGGAAATTGTGGAACCTGGCGCTTGAGGGGATAACGAGCTTTTCAACCTTCCCGCTGCGCATGTGGACTTATATTGGCCTGTTCGTTGCCAGTGCTGCGTTCTTGTACGGCGCGTGGATGATTATAGACACCCTTGCCTTTGGTAATGCGGTTCGTGGGTATCCATCCCTCCTGGTTTCTATTCTGTTCCTTGGCGGTATTCAGCTAATAGGAATTGGTGTACTCGGTGAGTACATTGGCAGAATTTACGTGGAAGTGAAAAATCGTCCGCGATACGTACTGAAGGGAAGGAAATAGGCATGAATTACAAGACAACAAGTATCTTATCTTTGTTAATTGTTTTTACTTTGATTTTGATACCTTCATTGCTAACCCCTATGCAATCAGATGATTACCTATATAGTTTAATGGGTTTATCTTATGAGAAGCATCTATGGCATTATATGAACTGGTCTGGCAGGGTAGTCCCTGACTACATCAGCTCGTCAATGTTATCTCTTTTCCCAAAATGGGCCTATGCCGCATTAAACTCACTGGCTTTTACAGTGTTAATACTTTGCATTTCCTTGCTTCCAGGCATCGCACTAAGAGATAAAAATCCATTTAAACCGGTTGTGTTCCTGCTAATATTTGTTTGCTACTGGATTGCCAACCCAGCGTTAGGTCAAACCTCTTTTTGGATTGTGGGATCAGCAAACTATCTATGGACAAACATGTTCATAGCAATATATTTATGCTTATTGACCTACGCTTCAAGTTTAGAAAATGCAAATAAAAAATGGTATGTGGTGCTGGCTCTTTCTGGACTTCTTGCTGGCTGCGCCAACGAGAATACGTCATTAGTAACGGTGCTTATAGGAATTTCGTATTTATTTATTTTCAATAAAAAAGATAACAAAAAACTAATTATTACAGGCATTGCATTCAGCGCAGTCGGGGCAGCTATAATGCTTTTGTCGCCTGGGAACGCCATAAGAGCAGAAAAGTTCGGTGATTGGTATTCATTATCCTTAATATCTAAAGCATTTATTCATTTCTATGAAAGAATTCCTGCTTTGGCCTCCAGTTTTTGGCAAATTTACTTAATTATTATAGTTTTATTTTTAATAAACAGCTCAAGTAAAAAAATTGAGGGTAAAAGCAAACTGATATCTATATGCCTATTCTTTTCATTTATAATATCTGACAGTATATTGATGTTTGCGCCAGGCACTCCACCACGTTCAAACAATGGAGCATTTTGCTTTTTACTTATGCTGCTGGCTTTTATATTGTATCCTTCCATCGCAGTTAAAAGTAAAAAAAGTTATTACGGGATTGGATTGGCTTGTTTTTTCGGTTTTTTTTACTTCGTTCCTTCTTACTTACTTTTTGTAAATACAATGCATTCAACTTATTTGCAAGAGAAAATAAGAAGTGACATTTTAAGTTATGCGAAAATTAATAAAATTGAAGATATTACAATACCACAATTTTACTTTCCTTTATTAATTAAAAATAGCGATAAGTTTGATTTATATCAAAGCATTATGTTTGCAAAGTTTGAAGGATTGAATTCTATTATAATCAAAGATGTTGATTTTGATTACTCTACAGCTTTCTTTAAGGAAGGACTCAATATTTCAGGATGCATAAATAACGTATGCATTCAAAATGTTTATGCTGGAAATCGTGGCTTTGGTTTAAAACCTTATATTATCTTAGAGTTAAATAAAGAGCCTATTTACAATGGCGGGTTTTATTTTGCAAGCATATATGATTCTAAAGGCAGGACCCAGAATGTTAGATTGGAAAATCTCGAAGAGATTAAAGGTAGATATTTCTATCAAATCGCCATAAGAGGGTTAAATGGCAAGGAAATAAAAAATATAAACTTCGGAACTTACAATGAAAGTAGTGAAAAGATTGTGGAACAATTAAGATTAAATTTCACAAAGAAATAACGTACGATTTCGAATTAAATCTTGGGATATTAAATGAAATTAATTAGTATTGTTAAGCAGGATAGATGGTTACTGATAATCTGCCTAGCTCTGTCTATAGTTTACTTGGTACCTTTTGCCCTGGGTGGCGCTTATTCAGTGGATGACTGGCTGCGCAGTGACACTGGAAATAGTGGCTGGGAGGGTAACGGAAGGCCGGCGGCATCGATTATCATGGCTGTAATGTCATTATTGCCTAACGGCTTATCTTTCTTTGGTGATAACGTTCTTCAGGATACTTATCCATTCTCAATGTTCCTTGGTGGGATGGTTATGGTAAGTGCGGGTTATTTACTAAAGAATGTCCTGGAGGTGAAATCTCAGTTTCTTGCTGGAGTAATTATTCTATTTCCTCTGACCAACCCATATTGGATAGGGAATTTAGAGTTTCGCCACGACTCACTGATAATGTCTGTTGCCTTTTTCCTTGCTGTATTTTCAGCGGTGGTTTTGAAAAGGACTAACTGCAAAAGGCTGGCGTTATCAGTTATCATTTCAGTTGCATGCCTAACAATAATGCTGATGATTTACCAAGCAGCGTTAAATGTATACATGTCGGTAACTGTTGTGATTGTGGCTGTGCTTTGCATAAAAAAGGAGCAATTTAATGACATTTTGCTGCATATCATTAAGTCAATCTTATCAATGCTCATAGCGTATGCTATTTACAGTGCGGTAATTAACAACTTTGTTACGCTAAGTGAGTACACAAAATCGCATTCAGGTATACTCCCATTTTCCTCTGATTCATTTACAAAAGTATTAGCTAATGTAGATGGTTTCACATCTATTTTTTCAGATTTAAACAATGGACTATATGGTTTTTGCGTTTTAATTCTCATTCTTTCATCGGTCATTTTTTCTATTTTAAGATGGAAAGTACTAGGGACTGCTCGTTCTTTGATGCTAATAGCATTCATTCCATTGACTCTGTTCCTCTCTGCTGGTGTGCTTATCCTTCTGGAGTTCCCTGTTATAGCCGGGCGAGTGATGATGGGCTTCAGTGTTTTCATGTGTTTTGTCGCTGCAACGTGCTTCAAAGAGAAGATTGGAACAGTAGTGGGAACATTTGTAATTTTACTTAATTTCTCATTTGGTTCTGTAGCAGCAAACGCAATCAACGACCAACAGAGATACGATCGTTTTGTCGCGCAGCAGATAGTTTCAAATCTTTACCAAGCAGGTTTTGTAAACGGAAATACAGTACATGTTAATGGGCCTTCATCAACTCCTGAGCAGACCATTAGGGCCATGCAGTACGCCCCACTATTGAGAAGCTATGTGTTTTCTGCATTCGCTAACTCTAACTTCAAATACAGCCTTTTACGGCAGTACGGGATTCGAAGCCCAAGACCGACACAGAGAGAGACAAACATTTTCAACGCAAAGGTTAAGGGAAAACCTCCTTTATTAAAAAATAATCTTATGGAGATTTATCAGAAAGATAATGAATATTCTGTTTTCATTTTTAGAAATTAAAATCACCCCCCCTCCAGAGAGGGGGGGTTCTTAGAATGGCAAGTTATCTCCTGTGGCTGTGTTGGTGCCACTGTTCAGCACAATCTGAGCGGATCCGCGAAGCCGATTACCAAACACTGCGTTCTTGTCACCATTCACATATACCATTGGTCCAGCAGTAATTGGCCCGAAGCCTGTGTTGTTTCGTACAGATACTCCGATACACGCAGAGTCGAGGTAAATCGCAGGTGCCGTAAGGCTAGCATAGTCATAACCATTAACCATGTTGTCATGAACCTGGCAACCGATGCACGCTTCTACAAGTATTGCAAAACGACGCTGACTTCTTACAGAATTATTATTAACCTGTCCCGCTGTGAGACCGTTTATGTAGATACCTGCAATTTCAGTGCTACCACCACGGTTACCGAAGTTGTCTACCACATTGCCCGTGATTAGGATGTTGCTAAGTTCTCCGGTAGGGTCGTTGTGATGAACGTAAATACCATACAAAACAGAGTTGCCGAATGAATTGTTAGAAATAACAGAGGCTCTCATTGACTGTCCGGTGAATGATCCAGATGCATCGGCAAGAACCCGGATACCCCGCTCACAGTTATAGCCATTGTTTCCAGTAATTTGATGCCCAATAAACGCCATATCGCCAACGAATATACCGTCTTTACAGTCGCGCATGATATTTCCTTGGATCTGGGAATACTCACAACGCTGGTTGTCAATTGCATTACCGTTAAACTGCTCAACAGTATTGTTGACAATCTGTAAATGCTTCTGGCTCTGAGCACTGATACCCTGGCTTTCTGGATATGGGTTACCGTTTAAACCGCTACCAGTTATACGACAATTCGCCACCCTGTTGTAGTAACCAAATGGCTCTGGTGCAGCTGGCGGAGTGAATGGTTGCAGCCATGATATCCCCCAGTTACAACGGGTAAGATCGCAGTTAGTAACTGAGGAAGTAAAAACTTGGTCAAACAGAATTGAAGAAGCGCCACCAGAACCACCGCCTGTCCCAAGTTGTCCGCAGTGATCAACCCAGCATCTGTCGACATTGATGCGCTGACAGCGGGTATTGTTAGCGTAATCATATGATGCAGCTATAGCATAATATTTGCACTCCTTGATTACGCATTGAGTTATCAGAATATCTGATGAGTTTTCTTTAACAATTATACCTCGGCTTGTAGGACCGTTTGTTCCATCAATGGTCAGGTTTCTAATTGTTTTATTAGTGCCGCCAACGGAAAGGATATTATTGTTTGCAGCGGATCCATCCTTGATTATCCCACCGTAAAGCTCCTGCCTTCCTGATATGACGTCCATGCGCAAAGGTGTACCGGACGTAAGATAAGTAAGTCCAACCAAGTTAATGCTGACGCCTGATGACAAGGCGCGGTTAATAGCAACAGCGTCGTTTGCAATGCCATCTCCTATCGCCCCGAACATTAGAGGATTCAATATTTCAGAATTAATTCTCAGCCATGCTGCACCGCCAACAGTTTTTATAACAGTACCATTGTTATCTGTATAAGCCGCACCGTTCAATATAGCCCTAAACTGCCCACCACCTTTTCTTGTTCCGGCCGTGTGTTCCTTTAGCGTAATTCTTTGTTTATCGACAGAGGGCTCAATGGTTCTAAGGATGGCAATGGTTGGGCACTCACCAATTAGCTTTTCCCCGTCGTTGGCTGCAAGCATGCTTCTTAGCGCAGAATCACCGACACTTATCCAGGCTCCTACCCCGGTCCCCCCTGTAGAAGATGGCGTTGAATCTGTTGGCACAACCTTCGGAAGCGAACCATCCCAGCGGTAATATTCGCCAGTTGATGTGTCTTTGAGAATCTGATTAGGCAAAGAAATTGTTGCGCCCGCCTGAAATGATTCCACGGGAATCCATCCAAACTGCGAAACTGCTTGCTGGGCTAACCAGCGCAACCCTTCAATTGTGTAATGCGCATCACCAAAGCGATCAATGTACTGAAGTGCTGGCGATGTCGCAAATTCATCAATTTTCCCTGCGTTAAATTTCAGATCGCGCGGGGACTCGCTTGGTACTGGCAGGTTGGTAGGTGTCGTAGCCATATTAGTTCCATAAAAAAACCCGGCGCGGTGGCCGGGTCTGGTTGGTCGGGGACGGTTCTTATTGGTAGATGGCGTCGCTGTACTCCGCGACCGTCAGTGAAACCGTATTATCTGTGTTCGGTTTGATGCTGTTGACCGTCCATAGCTGACTGTCCAACTCCTCCACCGTCGCAATGAGGTAACGCGACGGGAGCTGGACAGTGTCTCCGTTCCATATGTTGAGCTGAATGTTAGGGATAGCCGCGGTGAATCCGTACTTTGTATCGCTGCGGGCCGTAGCCGGATAGCGCAGCGTCGGGTTGCCCAGACTGTCGGTCACCAGCACAAACATCGAGCCGGTAAACGTGATCGGCTCGCTGGTATCGAAGTCATTCCCGGAGCGGCCGGTGACGTAACCACCCTGCTGGTTGCTGTCGTAGATGTCTGGCATCTGGATGACGCTACCGACCTGGATAATGCCGTCCTCAAACACTTTGGCGTTCATCTTCACGCGCGAGTAGAACAGGCGCTTGGTTTCGCGCAGAGCGCGCTCCCGGGCTTGGTACTCATTACGGAAGCCTACTATCTCCAGCTTGTTCGGATTCTCCGCTTCCTGCTCGACGATGGCGCCGTTCAGCACGCGGTAGTTGATGTACGTCTTGTTGTTCGTGGTCGGGTGAACATAGGACACCTGCACACCGTCATAACCGCCAGGAAGAGTAGCTTCGTACGTCATTTTGTACTCGTCCGTCTTCATGTTGGCCCGGTTGAATACGGCCGCCGGGTAATCAACTTTCTGATCACGGGTAAACGTCAGCACACCATCATCCCAGTACGCCACCACTGACGCCGCATTGCAGATCGCTTGTACGCGGTCTCCTAGAGAATCGTTCTCGTCGTCAAACGTGTAGTCGAAGTAACCAAGGCGCTCATCAGGAAGGCTTTCAGCGATCGAATACAGCCCGTACAGGTCAATGCTGCTTACCGGCTGCTCGCCCATAATCAACCAGGTGTGAGCCACTGCATCAGCGAACGAACGCGACGGTCTCAGCGTATAATTCACTTCCTGCGTGTCCAGGTCGTACGTAATGGTATGGCGGGTCACCAGCGCGTTATATTTGCGCTCGCGGCTGCCCAGGGCGTTCTCTGTCGCCCTCACCTTCACCCGTACCAGCGTGTCGGTCGGGTGAACGACATTCGTACGGATATTGATGCTGTGGATCTCTTCGACCTTCAGCAGTGACGCGTCACCGGAGTTATCCGTGCGCTGGAAGCTGACCGCGTATTTCCCGAACCCGCCGGTCGGTGTGATCTTGTCAGTGCGATAAAACACCTCGCTCGTCGACTGGTGCGGCGTCGTCTGCCGGTACGTAAACGTCTGCTGCGTTCCCGGCACCTGGTTGTAGTCGTCGTCGATTTTCCAGATGACAACCTTCCAGTTGGTCTCTTTCTTCCCGCCGAGGCTGGACTGAGTATGAATCCACAGCTGAGTTGACTCGACCGGGGAAAAGAACGGCCCAACCACCAGCGCCTCGTTATCGTTAAGGATGAATTTCGTGGTGTTGATCGTGGCATTCGCCGGGATGTCCTGCGGACCCTCCAGCTGGTTCATCGTAAACGTGTACCAGCGCACCGGGTCAACAACCGCGCCGTCGTTTGTTTCAACCGCTGAAATCAGCGTGCCTGAGAATGTCGCGTCGGTGGTGACGCTGCCTGAGGCCGTGCTGTACGTCACGTTGATGGTGAAAGTCACAGCGTGCGGCAGAACCAGCCCCATGAAGTAATCGAACTCAGCCTGCTTAACGATTTTCATCGCTATCTGGCCGCCGGAATACGTTCCGCTGACCACCGTGTTTGCCGTTGCTGTTTCTATAGGGAAGTCGCTGGCTTCGTTCTGCCCGGGAACTTCCTGACCGTCAACGTCATCGAACCCGTAGCCTTCGACGATCTGCGGGATTACTTCGCCAGGCTGGAAGAACTGGAATTCGACACCGGCCAGAGAGCCCAGGCTGGATTCTGAGTAGCGCACTGACTCATAATCGTATTTGCCGATCCCGATGCACATCCACTCTGTGACGTACTTCAGGCCGCCGTCGGTAGACGTCTGGTGAACGTATTCGAATACAGACTCCTGAATCAGATCCGGGAACGAACGAATCTGGCCGTAGATGTCCGGTTTGGCCTTATATACGCGCGCCGTGTTTGTCTGACCGGTCAGGCTATTGTTGGGCGAGTCGACGGTATTACCGCCGTTGTTCGCGATTGCCGGCTTCGGCGCCAGGAACGAAAACACCTGGCCAACTACTTTGAATATCGGGCTCAGGATGTCGCCGACAATGCCCTTCGGCTGGTCGAATATCTGGATGTGGTCCAGCTCGCTCAGCTCAAACGCCAGCTCATCATCGTCGCCCAGCTTTACGCCGTTGCGGACGATCAGCAGATCGCGGTGAAAGGTAGCATCATTGGCCGCCAGCCAGTCATAAAAAAGGGTGCCGTTTGGCACCCTGCAACGCAGCTTAGGCGTTCCTGGAAAATTCGATATCTCAACCAGCGCCATAAGAAAAATACTCCACTTTGGTGAATGCCCGCTGAATGACCAGCAACGAGTCCATGCGCACGCTTCCATTCTCGCCGCGCGAATGTAGCGCCTGCCTGTTAAGCACCAGCCCAACGTGTGCCGGCTGCGCGCCGCGGTACCCGACAAATATCCCCCCGTCGACCGGTTTATCGACCTGGCGCCAGAAGACGACGTCGCTCTGATAACAGGTGAAGAAATCCTCACCGGCTTCGTAGTCCGGCGTCTGGTGCAACTCAATGCCGAGGACATGGCGGTAATACAATACGCACAATCCCCAGCAATCGACCTTCTCGAACGAACAGGCCCGGTTAGCCCACGGCACGCCGATCATCCTGCTGATAAAATCAGAGGTACTGAAGTCCAGTGTATTCCGTTGGGTCATAGAGCCTTCCGATGTTGTTGTTCAGCGGGTTGGTGACAGACAGAGTGACCGATGCGGCGTCGGCATCGATGTCCACCGTCTTGACGTAAAGCTTCCACGACTTTATCGGCACCGACACATCGCCGCTGTCGAAGATCTGCCGCGTGGACGTAATAGCTGTTAGCCGAGCCGCCCCTTTCCACTGCTTCATGAGAGCTTTGATGTCAGACGACAGACGCCCTAATTTCACCGTAGCGTCTATCACCGGCGTACCGCTCTGCTGGCTCTCTTCGATTTCAAAGCGCGCTGGCGTGAACGTATGGCCGCCGAGCGTCTTCGGGAAGAACTGCTTATCGACAAGGCGAACGTAACCAAAGGATGGATGGTAGAACGTAATGGTGTCGTACAGTCCGCGCGTCGGGCGTTGCTGCTTATACTCCCTGAAGCTCGGCATTACGGCACCCTCGGTAGTGATTCCGGATCGCGACCGTCCGGATAACCCGTGACAACGATATCCAGCCACGAATCCCACGGTGGCGGAAGTTCAACAATGATATCGTCGAACTCGTCGTCAGCGTTATAGAGGTGGTTCGCAATGACGGTCCCCGTCCAGGTCACCACCCCACCGTCGATACTGGTTTGGACTGGCATCTGCGTGAAGTGAAGCTCCTGCAATTGCAGGCCACTGCCGCCAAGATTGATATTCATCCGGAACCAGTTCAGGCCCCGGTTGAGATAGTTCGGGCTGCGTAGCCACTGCTGGAAAGCGCGTTCCTGCGCCAGAGTGAAAATCCACGTCAGTGACCAGGTCACTTTCAGGTCGTCGGTTTGATTCTCGAAGATAGCCGGGCCGACCGCTGGCTGATCGGTCTGAAACCCGGTATCGAGAGTCATGTTTTTGCTGGCCTTCTGCGCCAGCGGCAGCCAGTCGGGATAGTCGATAATTGGCATCAGCCCTGCCCTCTTGGCGTGCGTTTAACGTTCATGTTGCTGGTTATGGCGTTGCTTGCCGGGCCGCCGTTATTCATGTCAGCGATGAAAGCCTCAAGCGTCCATGAACCATCACCGTTCTGTGTAGCCTGAGCATCTACAGAGGCGGATGAGTAGTTGTAGATGTTGAGAACCGGAGCGCCGCCCCCTACACCGGAAGTCATGTCCTTATTGCTAATCACCCTGCCGTTGTCCCCCGGTATCATGTACTGCTTACCGGTGCTGGCCTGGTAAATCTCAGGCATGCCGCCTTCGCCGACCTGATACATCCCGCCAGCCGAGACAGGCCCGCCGTTCTTGCGTTTTCCTGACAGAGCAAGGATGCCAGCCATCGCGCCGAGACCAATAGCAACAGCACCACCAAATGAAGCCACGGAGGACATGATGGCCGCCGGAGTCCATGCCGCCGTAGTAGCCGCTGCCGCTGCCGTCGAAGTCGCCGTCGTGGTTGCGATGCCTGCCGCCTGTGCGGTGGTGGATGCTGCAACTGCCGCGGTAGTGGCCGTCTGGCCCATAATGGCTGACTTGACCCACTCAATACCCATTTGGACAAAGGTATTTACGACGCTATTCAAAGCAGTCAGACCTACGCTCCGCAATGCATCGTTCGCAGACATGCTGCCTGTGACAATGCCGGTCAGCGCATTACTGGCCACCGAACCGAGAGAGTCGAAAGCCGCCGCTGCTGCCTGAGTGGCCGCGTTCTGTTGCGCCCATTCTTCCCACATCGCAGCGTTACGCTGATCACGATACTGCTGCTCGATAGCTGCACGCGCTGCCTCAGCCTCCCCGATCTTCTGCGGGTAAAGTTGGGCGTATTGTTGGATATCAGCTATGTCTTTCTGGTACTGACTATCCAGCCCGGCGGTTTTACTGGTTTTGCCCTGGATGGTACTGAACTTATTTGCAGCCTCAGTGCGCTCCCGTTCAGCCTTGGCCTGCTCACGCAATGCGTTGGCATTGTCCCAGGCTTTACCTGCCAGTTGCCCGGCCAGCAGAAGTTGTTCCTGCGTGGCTGTGTTACCGAGAGACTGTTGGGCATTAAGCACAGCCTGCGCTCTGGACAGTTCACCGACACTGCCAGCTGACAGCTCGGCCTTCTGCCTCAGTTCATCCAGCTTTTGATTAACAGATTCTTGAGCTTTGGCGTATTGCTCAGCTTCTTTCTGTGCAGCAGACTTTCCGCCTTTCGCTTTGCTGCCGGTAGCTGAGGCGGTAGTTTTAATCTCGATCGGCTTTGTGTTAGCCGCGGTCTGCGATGCTTTGGAAACAGCGGCCAGGTCGCCAACCAGCATGGCGGCTTTATTGCTCAGCCCGGCCAGCGCTTTGTTTTGCGCCTCCCAGCCATCAAGACCAAGCCATGACCAGGTCCGTGCCCGGCGGGTAAACATTTCTGCTGTGCTGTTCAGATCTGAAATTTGCGAATCCGCTGAGATTGCCTTCCCCACCAGCCGGTCGAGCGCAGCGGTCATTGAGTCGATAACTGCAACCAGCCCCGTGCTTGCACCCGTTGCCTGGTTAACAGAGTCAATCATCGACAGAAATGAGTTTGTCAGGGCGGTATTGGCCTGCGACAGTGTGCGTGGGAGTTTCTCGAACTCTGCATTTACTGAGCCGGTTTGTTTCTGGATGGCATTAAGCGCATCTTCTGCTGTCAGTTTCCCGTCCAACATCAGTTGACGCAGTTCGCCGATACTTACGCCCATCCCGGCGGCGATCTGCCGCGCCAGTTCAGGCATTTGCTCAAGGATGGAGTTGAACTCCTCAGCCCGGACAGTGCCGGAGGAAATTGATTGACCGAACTGACGAAGAGCATTCGCCATTTCTTCTGTCGAAGATCCGCCAATGCGACCTATTTTCTGAAGTGTTTCGGTGAGCTGGATGATCTGGCCGTTCGTCGCGCCGGTATCGCGCAACGCCGTGCTGAGAGTCTCCCACAGCTTCGCTGTATCCTGTAGCGAACCACCCGTTGCCGAACTGATGCGCATCAGACTCTGCATAGTCTGCGAGGCTGCCCCTGCGCTACCAGTGAGCCTCTCTATACGCGCGTTGAGCTGGCTCATGTTGTCAGCAGCTACGAGAAACGCCTTACCCCAGTCAACTACGAGTGAGGCGGCAATTGCCCCGGCGACGCGGTTGATGTTCGTCTGCAACTCATCCATCTTTTTGGCTGCATTGGTCGCCGAGTTGCCGATGGAGTCGAGCGACTTATTGGCCTTTCCCTGGGCCTTGAGCAAGCCAGATACATCGGCCTCGATGTCGTAATAAATCTCGCCTGCTTTCTCAGACATCAGTTTTCTCCGGGCATAAAAAAACCCACCGAGTGGTGGGTTAGTTATTCGTGTCGTTTATTGGCATCGTTCTGTGTAGGCCGGTGGTGGAGGCGTATCTTTCGAACTGAGGAAGTGATCACCAAGGGTGTAGTCGACGCCTTTTGAGAACATCCCCTTCGATTTCATTTTCAGCTCAACAAAGAATGGATGGAACCCTGCATAGGCACCGAAACCGTTCTTTCCGTTAATTTCCCCGCAAACAACAGCATTAACACGACCGTCATCGGCATCTGTCATCTTCACGACTTTCACGTTACGGAATTGTGCACTGCCAGGATCCAGTAGATTGGCTGAAACTTCAGATTGTGCCAGAGAAATTGCCTTTTCCTCGCCCGGCTTACAGCCAGCCAGAACCAGTGGAATCACCAAAGCCAAAAGTATTTTCTTCACTCTTATCCCCTGAGTATTTTTTGTCGTGCCATCATACGCCCGCTCAGGCGTGGCTAGTACATCCATTATTAACTCAGGCCGCTTTCTTTGCTGATTTTTCGCGCTCAATCATTTCCTGCCAACGGCGATCATCATCGTCCATAACCGCGTCGTACTCTTCCCTTGTGAAGCCCTTCTGGTCAGGGTATTTGGCATTAAGCATCATAGCGAACTCGGTCATAGTAAGGTTTTCAGCCTCTTCCCTGCTGATCCCGAAATGGTTTCTTGCCGCCATGATGTATTCAGTCGCATGAAACTCCGGCGTCGTTTCCTTGCTTTCGTGCTTCTGCAATTTACGAACCTTGGCCCGTCCGATAACGCCATGCATGATCAGCGACTGAGCTATCAGAATCAGGTTCTCAGGCGGGAGAGCGCCGCGGCGCCATACAAACGTACGCCTGCCAGTGCGTGATGGCTCATGCCAGCCTGTCAGCTCTGAAACGTCCTCGTCACAGCATGACTGAATGACGTTAATAGCCGAGAGCAATGCCTCACGCACAAATGCGGCAGAACCTGATGCATCAAGTGCCCAGCGGGGCAGCAAAACGTCACCGAAATAGTGGGCGTAAAATCTGCGCTGATGCTCTGGTATCGCACTGTGAATTTCGCGCGCCGCTTCAAGCATCTTTGCTACATCGTCATTGAACAGCGCATAGAAAGTGCGGACGATATGTTCTGGTTCGCCGATCCGAGTCATGTTACGGAACGATGGACGGAAGAAGTATTCACGGCCGCCAGCACCAATCAGGCACTCGCCAATTTCTTTCAAAGGGGTCATATCGTTCTCCATAACCAGTATCAAGGGCAGCACGCCGCCCTTTGTAGTGATTACGGCGCGGCAGTCACGGTAACTGCACAGGTGTCGGTGAAATCACCGTCAGCAGTGGTAGCCGTAATAGTCGCGGTGCCCTCGGCAACTGCTGTCACCAGGCCGGTTGAACTGACAGTGGCGATGGATGGCGCCGAAGTCGTCCAGGTGATCGCCTTATTAGTTGCATCGGTTGGCTGAACCGCGCCGCTCAGTTGCTGGGTTGCGCCAACGGCCAGAGAAGCAGTTGCAGGGGTAACCTCAACACCAGTAACATTGATAGAGTCAGCGACTTCAAACACAACAGTATCAGCGTCGTAAACCTTCCACTCGCCGGAGAAGGTGGAGATATCGTTTGTACCGAAATCACCAGACCATGAAGTGGTGTTCATGTAACCCTGGATGTAAGTACCGGCGTTCTCACCCGCGAAGTCGAAACGCACCCACAGGTTAGGCTGACGACCGGCCTGGACTTCGTCAAAGATATACTTCGACAGACGCCACGCGCCGATCTCGTTATCTTTATCAGACTTGCGGAACTCACCTTCGCCGGAGATCGTCAGATCCATGTTGTTGACCAGGTTCTCCACCAGCCCTTTAGCATCATCTGCCTCGGAGTTGATGGTGTTCATCGAATAGTCGATGCCCTTGGTCGTCATAGCGCCGAGACGCTTCCACTCGGAAAGCGCTGGCACTGCGTCGGGGCAGCCAAAGGCCATGCGTAGCACAGCTACTTTCCCGATCAGCTTGCCAAAATCATTAGCACAGCCTTGCATGTGTACCTCTCAAATAAAAAAGGCCGCCGGATGGCAGCCTGATGGGTTGGTGATGGGGTTACTCGCCGTAGACGCACATGAACTGGAGTCGGAAGACCAGGCGGCCCTCTTCGGTCAGGATAGGTGCAGGCACATTGCCGAGGTTTTGAATCAGGCCAAGGCATTCGTCGGTAATGTCGTTCTGTTCGACATAATTGATGATTTCCTGAGCCTTCTCAGCGGCTGCGCGGCGCTTATCTTTGGCGGAAATGACATCCACCAGCACGTAGTGATCAGATCCGAGGTCATTTCGGATGTCGGTACCGCCGTTAGGCCGGAACACGATGAATGCGTCGGTTAACTTCGTTGTGTCGTCCCAAGCCAGCAACTGAACAATGAAGCCAGTGGTAAGCCCGGCATCAACGAAATAGTTACGCACGCGCTCATACATGGCAGGTGTCATGCTTTCAAGCCCTCTTTTTCAAAGAGAACAGTGATTTTCCCGCGCAGCTTCCGGTAGTAAACACTGAAAGGTTCTTTACGATGACGCCTTAGCGGATAAGGATGAAAACACAACACCCCCTTCTCTTCGTCAGCCCAAATTACGCGGCTAATTCTATTTCCATTAACGAAAATCTGGCGACGACCGCGGCCGTCTGCAAAATGGTGGAATGTCTCTCGTTTCATACTGAAAGTTCCTTGCGCATTACGGCATCAATCTGGCTGCGGGTGTCTTCAAATCCTTTAGTGAGGAACTCTTTCTGAGCGGTGGCGCGGCGGAAGGTTTGCGGCACATTAGGATCGTGAACGAATACGGCGTAGTTAGCGGTGTATCCAACTCGCCCGGTGAGTCGAACGCCGTTGTTAATCAACTCCCGATACTGGCTATTAAGCAGCGTTGAGGTGTCGATCGGGGTGTACAACGCAGCCTGGGAGCTGCCGATTATCATTGCTGACTGTAGCGCCCTGACAACCTTTCGCCCTTTCACGTCGTTAATGATGCGATTTAGCCCGGCTTTCGACTGCTTAACGCCGCGCACTTTGATGCCCATGGCTACACTCCCGTAATTATCGCCCAGTCATCTTCCAGACCGTCGAGAGTGTCGTTCCAGCGCGTCACGTGACGGACCTCATCAGCACCTGCTACGACCGGATCCTGCTCAGCGCTAACACCAATCAGGATGTAATCGCCCTCATCAGCTAACGCATACGCAGTAAAGAAGGTGTTTTTTACGACAACCTCTTTACCAATGGAGCCGAGCTTTGCAGACAGGCCGCCGATGTAGTCGCACATGATGGTTTCAGGCGGTTCGTATGGGTCGACAGGATCGCCCCACTCGTCATTACCGCCCGCGCCCTTACGCCATATCGTGCACGGCTTGTTGTATGACCATGAAGCAGTAGACGACATCAGCCCTCCTTCCAGCGCAGCACCTTCGCGCCGGTCGCCCGGATGCGCTCACAGTTGATATGCCACTCGCCGTCCGACTTAACGTAGCCTGTAGTCTCCCGCCCGGTGTCGGTTTCGACCCATACGCGGGTGAGAGGATTCGGCTTGCCTTCCGTCACTGATTTGTACGTCATCACTTGCCCCCGCACATGCAGCCACCCTTCCCGATCCAGATACCAGCGAATGCCGGGGCGGCGGTAGGGTCGGCAGGAATTAGCGAGGTGGCGCAGCCGTACTTATCCAGCCCGCGCAACAGGTTAACCGAGGCCTTCCAGCGATCGGTGAACGACTGGTATCGGAACGAGCGTGACGCACCACTCGGCGCTGTTTGGCTAGAGATGTACTTATCCCCCTGCCCGAGCCCCATAAGCGCCAGCAGATAGAGCTGAATCAGCAGCGCTGTCGATGCCGGATAATGCGCATCGAGACACTCCTGAATGCTGTTGGCCTGGTCGACGAGAGCCTGAAGAACAAAATCGGGAATGGTAATTCCCTGGCTCTCCAGATACTCCTTCGCCTGTTCGAGAGTTACCATTATCGACTCCGTGAAATACCCCGCCGGAGCGGGGCATAAAAAAACCGCCTTAGCGGCGGCTGTTATTCAGCAGGGAAAAGCTTTTCGAGTTCGCCATCCGGCAACAGCTCACTGAGCTTTTCAGCGCCCAGGGTGCCTTTGAACTCAATGCCCAGCTCAGTAAGGCGGTCCTGAATAATCTCTTTGCGAGACTTCTCACCGGTACCGGCATCAGGCGTCGACGGGGTAAGTTCTCCGCCTGCCTCACCATTCATGAGACGGACGTTAGATTTCAGCGCCGGGTGCAGTTCTTTCAACTCCACCACCTGCCCTACCTTCACGCCGAACCACGGGCGCACAACTTCGTATTTAGCCATGCTGTTTCCTTACGCCAGATTAGCGCCGTAGACAACACCAGACAGGCCCTGATCGTCTGCGGTGATTTGCAGACCTTCAGCCGACATAATCTGGAAGTTGTAGTTAACGTTTGGCAGCGGGCGCGGCAGCGGAACAACGCCTACAGCCATGCCCACCAGTGGGGAGATCACGTCACGGCGACGAACGTACGCGATAAACTCGTTACCGGTCAGCGCGAAGCTCATGCGGATTTCTTTCACCGGCGCGAACGGCAGAACCGCCTGCAATACAGTGCCGCTTACAACGCCATTCACCACGTACGGCTGCGCCAGGTTTGCCCAGATTTCCGGGGAAACCCACATCACATCGTATGCGGCGACTTTGTTCGTGCGCGCGGTTGTACCGAATGCCCCTTTACCGAAGAATGCGAAGATCGCAGTCATGTCAGCGGTGGTCAGGTCGATGTTCGCGCCACCAGCACCAGATCCGAGGTTAATCTTCTTGGTGTTGCGATGGTTCTTGATGCCCTGCGCAGGATAGGACTGAACCTGAATTTTTGAATCTCCGTTCAGGTAGTAGTTGACGCGCTTCTGGTTGAACTTGCGCATCTTCGCCATCTGCGAGTCCAGCACCAGATCGATGCCCACAGAGTTCAGGCCAGCAGCATGACGCCAGTTAACACCGTAACCAGCAGTGAACACCGGAATTGGGTCGCCGTCGCTCGCGTAGTCAGTGTGGTCGAAGGAGAACGGCGCCTGACCATCGATGCTTACTGACACGTCATCGGCGATGTCGCCAACCACGTTATACAGCTTGGCGGTTTTACCGACCGGCAGCACCGTCTGAACGCCGATCAGGTCGTTCACGATTTCCATGCCAACTTCCTGATCCCGCAGTTGCAGCACCTGGTTGTCAATCTCAGCCCAGAAGTCACGGGAGAAACCGCCAACGGCGTTACAAGCCAGCATGTCAGGCGTCATGATTGCGCGGTTAGCCGCAATGATGGAATCGTTCTGTAGGTTCCACATGTTGCGGTTTGCCCACAGCTCACTCCAGTGCCCGCCAAGGCGGGAGTTAGTCGCCAGCGTCTCTTTTGAGAAGTACATATGTTTTTGTCCTTTTGTTACGCGCCAGCAGCGGCGGCAGTGCCAACGCGCATGCGCACGCGGATGAAATCGGTAGTGCTGGCCGCGATGGTGTATTCATCCTGGCTATATCCGATCACTGAATCAGTGTCATCGGTTGCCAGTGTAAACTGACCGGCAGTGCCCAGCTTGATCGGGCTGTCTTTCTTATACGCACCAGGCAGGCAACGCAGCGCCAGCTCACGACCTTCTTCGACGTAGTTACCTACTGCCGAATCCCCGGCAGGGATTTCTTCGGTGATTGTCAGGCCCTGGTGGTAACCGACATCGATGATGTACAGGCGTCCGGTTAGCGCAGTGGCCTGAGCGAATTTATCTGATGAGTTGATGGTTGCGGCGGTACCCGGGAGTAGCGCTGCGGCCGTAGTGCGGGTTTCGGTCTTGTACAGAGACTGACCGTCGATATTAACGCGACGATAACGTGGCATTATTCCGGCTCCTTACTTGAAGTGTTCGTCTGCGGCAGGTGCGCCGGTTTCTTTGTGCTGCTGAGCATTGTTGGTGCCCAGCGGAGCAGCTTCGCCCAGCGACTTAAACATTGCGTCCAGGGCATCGCCAGAAAGCGCGTTGGCCACGATGTCGCCATGAACCTTGGCAACCGCATCACGTTTGGCTTTCTCTTCAGCGCGTGAGTTGGCGGTCAGGGTGTCAGCGAGTTGCTTCTGGTTGGCCTGTAGCGCATCAACCTTTTCCGCGAGAGGCTTAATAGCCGCTTCAGTATTGGTCGCAACAGCCTGGCCGATCATGCTGCCGATTTGTTCCAGTTCTTCTTTGGTTAAAGGCATGTCGCCCTCCGTTTTGTGGTTTGGTGCAGGCTGTTCCTGCGGTGTGAATAGAGCTTTGAATTTGTTAGCGACGACCGCCACCCACGACTCCTGGCGCGCTACTGCGGTGCCGGTATCGTCGAAGGCGATAACGCCGCTCTCAGACTTGTAGCCAAACACCTCAGCGCTGCCGCCGTTGCGGATGATTACAGCTTGCGAGTCAGTGAAATCAGCAACCCATGCGTATTCATCCGCGCCCGCCGCAAACTTCGCTTTGGCTGCGCGATCGAGACGCTGCTCGCGCTCTCGGTAGGATTCGCCAACCAGCGCGCCTGAGTTCGCCTTAAGCGGCTGCGCCAGATCAGCGTTAACCATCAGGCCAACTCCCTGCTCTGGTGTAGCTGCGCCAACCTCATGCAACAGAATGGCGTCGTGGTCCATGCTGTAGATCTTGGCTACCCAGTCGGCGCCAGTAGCGCGTTGTTGCTCGTTCGGTTCAAGCTGATCGAGGAATGCGGCAACACTGGTATGAATCGGCGGAACGTCTTCGCCGCGCTCAATGGCAGCGACGCGTTCAAGCAGCTCCCTACCACCTTCAGACTCTCTGGCCCGGGCCACATCAACCCACTTTTCGAGATAGATGCGATTACCGGACTTCTTAACGTTGCGGTTCCACGCACCGATATGGCCTGCGTTAATCCCCTCTGGGGAGAAAGCAGACACGAACTGACCGTTAACTTGAGGGTGCCCAAGCGGTGCCAGGGTACCCTCCAGCCCCTTATAGTGAGCGTCGATTTGCTCTTGCGTGTACAAGCCGCCATTCATGACGACGTTCGCCGGAAGCGTGTAGCTCGGCAGCACCAGGTGCTCACGCCCGTTGTACGTTTCGCGCCGGATTGACTGGCTGTTCACCTTCGTGGTGATGTTCACCTGCATAGGCATATTTATTTCTCCGCCCAGGCGTAACCGCGCGCCTGCATCGATTTGTATTCCTGTTTGAGTTTCGTGATGGTGTCCGGGTATTCCGGATTACCGTCCGCATCCACCAGAACCGACTGCTGGCTGCATTTGCAGTTGATGGAGTTGCCATCCTTGCTGTACCAGTCACGGACCTCTTCATTGGTGTAGAGGTGGGCGTGACGCACTGCATGGGTATGTCGGGTGGTCGATGACAGCGCCGAGATGTGAACCAGAAGGGTTTTAAGGCCGAAGAGGTCATTCGCCTCCTGGTCTTCATCCCACTTAGCCCTGCGCAGTGCGGTGGTCACTTCTGTACGCGCGATTCTGTTCGCCCGGCGTTTCTCGATGCCGGTCTGGTCTGTCAGGTTGCGGGCAATATCCAGCGGATTGAGTCCACGGCCCACGCCATCAGTCAGCACGCGCGCCATATCTCGCTTAACGTCAGCAGTCAGACCCTTCATTTCCTCAAACACACGGGCATGCACCAGCGCCATGCGTTGCTGGTACGGGTCGCTTGCGAGGATGGACGCCAGCGACTCACGCCCTGCTGCATACACCGGCGACTGCTGGCTGAGGTTGTAGAACGACTGCCCGGTCCCTTTCTCCGAAGCCAGATCGACATACTCGTAAAACCACAGGTCGTAATCGCCACCTTCAAGCAGTACCTGATCCACCAGGTAACTGGCATCGTTCAAGATGATGGAGAGTAGCGTCGGGTTTAGCTGGTATTCGTATCTGGCGTTTACTGCGAGGGAGGAAGGTATTTTGTCGAGTGCTGATTTGTACGCTTTGCCAATCTTATTCATCCGTCTGGCGAAGTCTTTCATTGCCCGGCGTTCCAGCGCATCGGCTCCGGTCGGATCCTGGTAGTTACGCGGCAGAATCGGTGGCTTCGTCTTCTTCGTCGCCATCCTCTTCTCCTAAAGGCTCTTCGTCGTCATTGTCATAGCCCGCAGCCGTGCGAATCTCTTCACGGGTGAACGCGGGTTCATCGCCGCTGCCCTGCATGGTCTGGTTAATCTCGCCCATGGTCTTGGCGTTAGTGAGCTTCTCAGTACCGGTCTGTTCGTTCAGGTCATCCCAGATAACTGCTTTCTGGCTGACTGAATCGACGATCTTCAAGTCAATAAGCTTGTCGCAGAAGTCCTCTATTTCGAAAGCGAGGTCTACTCGGCGCGACTGACAGCGAGCATTAAAGTATTTCTGGTCTTCAGTGCTGGACCGCTCAGCCTGCTGGTTACCAACCAGAATACGCGTAGGAATATCAACTCCTGCGGCGGCTGTTTGCAGGTTTACGTTATAGGTTGGAGACGGATCAGAAACAGGAGAAACGAGGGAGGTTACGCTCGCCCCCTGGAGAGAAAGCAGCACATCATTTCCGCGATTCATCTCGCGAGCAGCGTCATTAAATTTATCCTGCAACTCATCTACTTTAACGCCGTACATAGATGCAATGCTGCCAAAGTCGATTTCCTTGTCGAAACTAAGTGCTAACTGGCGAGCGGCGTTCTTCAGGAATGACTCACCAGACCCGCCCTCTACCTTCTCCAGGCTCACAAAGGCGTTATAAGCTGGCTCAAGGAAGCCAATAGCATCGTCTGAGTAATCACCAAGGATGAAAACGCGATCAGGGTGGATATTGACGCGGCGACTTGAACCATTCGGCAAGCGTTCGGCGTACTGCCACATTTTCGGCTGACCGTAAGTCTTCGAGTTCAGCCCAGTGTCCCACTCGCTCACCGTTAGCGATCCGGCCCACGCCACGGAAACCTTCTGCAACCCTCGCCCTTTGGTAACCGGAAGGTTCCATTCTTTTTCATCGCGGACGTGCAGAAGGATGCCTGCATAACGACCGACAAGGCGACGACGATCCGCCTCGGCAAATGAGCGCCAGAACCGGTTGTTGAATACCTGCTTTGACTTGTTTTCCCAGGCAGTTTCGTTTTCGCTCTCGTCGGCATCGGAACCCTCGATGATTTCCGGGTTGGTCTGCCAGCACTTGCCCACCAACTTCTCAACGGCACCGTGAGCGATACCACCGCGCCGGTACAGGGCATAGAGATTTTCGTAGGTTACCTGCTCAGGGAAGCCATATTCACACCATGCGGAGTGGCGCTTATTGTCCAGCCCCATCGAAGGGTTAAGCATCCCCATGCGGGCGCGAGCAAGCCTGGCGTCGTTAATCGCTTGATTAACCGCCAACTGTAATTTATCGTTCATGTCGTGTCCGTTGATTATCGAAGGCGTTTCGGAATCATCATGCCGACACCCTGCTGTTTACGTTTGATATGTCCATCAAGGGAATAGCGGATGGCGTCCCACGTATGCTCATCACCATCAGCCAGTTTCGGCAACACCTCACCGGTGATGCGGTCCGTTTTGTATGACCACATGCGGGCCTCCCGCGCCACGTTCTTGCAGCGCGGATGGATAATGATTTCGTCAAATCCGCGAAGGTGTGCGATCCCGTCCTCAACGCTCCCCTGCCATTTTTCGGCGGCTGAGATGTTGAAGCCCTGCCGCTTGAGATAGCTGATCGTCTCGGGTCGAGCGGAGTCGGCCTTGATGGGCCAGTCACGCGCGCCTGGAATCGTGTCGTACAGCTCTGGCATGTGGTCTAGCTCTGTCTGCTGACCGTATGCCTCGTATTCGATGTACAGCCGGTTGTGCAGGATGAACGAACGCACCAGTGTGTTAGGGTCTTTGGCGAAACCGAAGTCGGCACCGAAGAACAGGCGCTCAGCTTCTTTCCAGAGGTTTTCCGAGAACTCAGCAATCCGGTATTTTCCGGCCAGCACCTGCTTATCAGAGTTTTCGAGGTAAGCACCTTCCCACACCCATGCGTATGTTGCCGGGTCGAGGCGGCGCTGATCGTTCTGTCGCTCACCTTCCAGCACGTCGGGGAACCACGGGTTATCCGTGTAGTTCATCTCAACGGTGATGCAATCGTCACCAGCCTCTTTTCGGAAACGCTTATCCGTGGCGCTACCGTCGCGCTCCGGGTTCCACGTCACCCAAATCTCTGAGCCTTCTTCACGAACTGTCGGGCTCAGCTTCTGCCAGGCTATTTCGCTCACTGATTCAGCCTCGTCCACCCAGCACAGCAGAATGCGCGCTTTCGACTTGATGCTGTCGAGATTATGCCGTAGACCGCAGAACACGTAGTTAACGCTCTTGTCGTTGGTGCGGATGTACTTTTCGCCGATGTCAAAGTTGGAAGCCAGCCATGGAACAGACAGGATCGCCTGTTTCACCTCCTGCATGCTCGACTCTTCCAGCGAGTTCATGAACTCACGCGCGCAGAGCACCACCCCGCTTTCACCGTTCATCATTGACTGATACGCCTTTACGGCGGTCATCAGTGCAAATGTGCGCGTCTTGGCGCTACCACGTCCACCGTGCGAGCACCGGTAACGCTTGTTCACGGCTGTGAACAGTGGTGCAAGCTTCGCGGGGATCGGCAGTTGAACGGCTTCACTCATGCTTTCGGCTCGACGGGTAGTAACTGGATGATAGTCGGCTTCGGAGTCATAGTTCCGTCTGAAGATTTGTGGTCGATTTCCTGGCTGACTTTGTCGCCGTACTTTTTCGGGTTCATGCGGGCCAGGGCCCATTTTCGCGTGTCGATGCGAAGACGTGCTTTAGCTACTGCGGCAGCCTCTTCATTCACACCGTCAGCGATATCGAACATATCTTCGAAAATCGCATCAGCGCGTGTCTCAGTGGCTTTCGCGTATTGGTCGCGAAACTCTGCATGTTGTGCCAACCAGCGGAATACCGTCGCCTTGTTAGGCATCCCGGGTCTGTCACAAACTTTGCGCAGGCTTTCCCCATCGGCAAGCAGTGAACAGATGTCAGCAGCCACCTCTGGTAGATAATCAGAAGGGCGGCCAGTCTTTGGTTTGGTCGCCATAGTTTCGTTACTCCGTTGTTTGCTCTTCTGGCTGTTCGATCTGCTCTGCCGGTACTGGCGTAAACTGCACGCGCTTCACATCGACCGGAGCGAAGTAAAGCCACTCACCAGTCTCCGTCGCCAGCGGCACAAAGCCGTTAACCAGCTCAGGCTGACGTCGTGACATCTTGCCCGTGAAGGTTTCGCCTGTTTGGGTGGTTAGGGTGATTTGGTAGATGTCGGACATGATTACCTCTTTGCCTTGTCGCAGCTGTTGCCCTGCTTCTCAGAAGTGCTTAGCCACTTACGGCTTACCCGTCAGCAAGATGTGATCACCATCCTTGCGGGGTTACACAGATCATTATCGAAGCCCCTCAGTGAAGGGCTTCTGTAATGCTATTGCCTGTCCTGCTCGATTTGACGGATGCCAGCCAGTTGGTTATTCGCTTTTTCGATGGCGGCCAGTAGTGGCTTGATCCAGAGAACGGCTTGGCAATACGTCAGCGCGCTGGCGGTAGTGGTGCTATCACCGGCTGCGTCAGCGCTCCCGGAATCGGTGTGCATTGCGCTGGAACGTAGACGGTGCGTGTATTCGAGCAACCCACCAGCAACATCAGTAGGAACAGGCAGATCACATGTTTTTTCACGGCGGAGAATCTCCCGGTACTCGATAACAGTTTTATCGGAGCTGGCATCAATCAGTGAGTTAAGTCGACTGGCGTTATCGGCTACCTGGTTAAACCGGTTGAAGTTGAAAGCCTGAGCAGCGATAACCGTCCCTTGCAGTTTATTGTCACTGCGCAGAACGTCGTTATCACTCTTCAGCGTAGCAACATCAGCGTGGCTGTTTGCCAGCAAAATACACAGTCCGGCGATTACCGCAATGACGGCCACCAGCAGTATCAGACGCCATGAGGCTTTAATATCAGCAAAAGTAATCACGACAGGAACAGAGCGCGCTCCGCCTCACGCCGACGGGTCAGCCCGTTAAGGACTTTGCCGCCAGCTTTGTTCCAGCGCAGGAACTCATCGGCAGCGCCAGTGTAATCACCGGCGTTGAGTTTTCGCAGGAGAGTCGAAGTCGATAAGGACCGGGCGCCGAGGTTATACGTAAACGATACCAGGGCGTCGAATTGTCCCTGAGTCAGACCAACTTTAACCAGGCGGGACACGTCGCTCTCGTAGCTGACCAGTCCGATCTTCAGCAGGCGCTCTGCCGTTTCCTGCTTGATAGTCATACCCGCGCGGATCGGTTTGCCGTCGACAGGCTGAGTCCAGCCATAGCCGATCGTCCAGATGCCGACGCTGTCCTGATAGGCGGTTAGTTTACAGCCTTCGAACTGTTTGATCAGGGCAATGCCTTTATCACTGGTTTGCATTCTTCATCCCCGTCAGGCGTTCCCAGAAATACGTCAGCGCCACGGAGCCCATCGCTCCGCTAATGCCAGACGTAACCAGAATCATGTAAAGGCTAAGCCCGCTTTCAACGCTGATCAGGCCACCAATGAGACCGGTAAAACCGGACACTGCAATTTGTGCCAGCGCGTTAATCCAGCTCCAGGTGGCTTTGTTCTGCTTCACGTCAATAAGGTATCGGACCAGGCCGCCCCAGCATGACAGGGCAAGGACAATCAGCCATGACACTCCGGCAATGCTTTCTTTATCTTGCATACGTTTAGCCATATCACCTCCGAAAAACGGGGTGCTGTTTGTGTAGTGGGGAAAGGCCGTCAGACACGATAGCTAAGTGGCATCTGGAATTGATTGTCTGCGGCCTGAAGTTATGACCTGTTGAATTCGCCAAAGTATTTTTTGGCTGCTTCTTGATAGGCCTCATGAGCCTCATGCTTGGTCATAAAGTTTCCCAAGCTGATAGCCTTTTTATTAACAACAATCCTTGCTCGCCATGGTCTTTTAATCCGTGGAGAGGATTCGAAATGGACACCCTTAAAGCCAGATTTGTTGTTTTTATATTTGGTCTTGTTTTGCCTGTTCTGTGTTGGCGTACAAAGGCGCAGATTTGTAATTCTATTGTCGCTCTTGTCGCCGTTGATATGGTCAATTTCCATACCTTCAGGGATAGATCCCTTCGCCACGATCCAAACTATTCGGTGTAGGCCAATCACCTGACCCAGAGCGCTGACCATGTGGTAACCACACTTGTTAACATAAATTGGGTTTTCCCCGGCCTTTGCTGTACTTGAGTTGGCTATCCTGACAATGCTCCCGACATCTGGGTCGCAAAAGAAGTATTTTTCAATCTCTTCCTTGGAAGGATCTTTTAACATGGCGTTTGCCTTCTTTGAGATGAACCTTTGTCGCATAGGAAATCAGCCCGTCGAGGCTCGCCAGCACTAACTGACTTCCTCAAAGGCTCATTTCAAAGTGAACGGTTCGACGTTAATGGGGAGCGCATGCGAAGCGCGAAAAAAAACCCGGCGACAGGCCGGGAAGATGAGGGTAAGGCAATGTCGGCTCTCTGGCCGAAGGGTCCCAGGTAGTGGGTTCTGTGTGCGGCGTACCGCAAATAAAAAAGCCCAAGGCATTAACCTCGGGCTTGAATTCTTAAGTTCGTGTCGAAGTGACCACTCTTACCATGATATTCATGTTTTTACGTACGTAAAGCATTTAGTTGATTACGAACTCAGCTTTAGCACCACGGAAGGAGATGGTTTTATTCCCCGCCCGACGGCAAGCGTCAGCAATGGCCTTCATTCCATATTCAACATTAGCCAGATGGCTTCGCATCGCTACGATTTCAGCCTTGGGTGCAGATACATCAAATCCCGCCGCCTCAAGAATATTAATCAGGCGAATTGCTGATGATGTCGAATTGTCTCCACACAACATTGGCATAGTTACATCCAGGGCTGGAGCGCACTTTGAATTTCCGAACGACAGATTACCGCTGCGTACCAGTGGATTATTGTCGATCCACCACTGGATGGGCAGGTTAACGTCAAGCTTTGGTGCAGGAAGCGACTCCTGCTTTCCGATGAAATCCCCTTCCAGCGGCACTCGCGCCGCAATAGAAAGCGCCTCAGTAAACTGGTCGTCGCTGATTTCCTTGTAGCTGCAACCAAAGTGGGATTTAAGGGATGACCACATTGTGATTATCGCTTTGGCCTGACATTCTTTCGGCAAGGCTTTACCGCGAGTCATTACCAACTGCTTAATTGCTTCCTGCTGTTCGGCAGTGATTTTGCCGGGGAGCGCCTTTTTGGCTTTGCGCGGATTTTTAACCTCGCCCTTCGTCCAGTATTCGTAGAGAACATCATCACACTCGTTCTGGTACTGGATAACACGCTCACGGATTTCAGGTTTAACCTTGTTAGGACTAATGGTTTGAAGCCAGCCGTTAAGCTTGCGAAGTGCGAGGCAAGTCATTGATTGCGAGCCTCCTATTGAAGGTATTGCGATTTCCACAATACCTTTAGAAAAGCGGCTTTTTAGCTTCGTGAATTGTGAAGCCCAATCCATCCCCATACCTTCGACGATCGGTTTCATTGGGGTATATGCTTCACCGCCATGATTGACCACATAAAGGCTTGCGCCGTGGAAAGGTACGTTGATTGTACGGTCTGCAATTGCTACACTTGTCATGTCAGTTTTCTCGAAGTTAACTGGTAAATTAGAGACCTCGAAGGTGGCCGCCTTCGGGGTTTCGTCGTTTCTATAGTGCATCCTGCATTTTCTCCCGATACCTCATCCACCAAACTATGCCCTGAACTAGAACCGAGTTTTCAGACATCCCCTCCTCTTCAGCTATGCGCTTTATTTCTTCCTTTAAGCGGTACGGGTATCGCAGCGTGGTCTTCACTTCATTCTTTTCCATTTTCCTCACCTTCATTTCCAATAGAGGCTAATTGCCTCTAGAGTCAATTTACCACGATTGAACATGAAGTCAAGTTGCCTCTACAATGATTTTTTATTTGAGGTGGCTTATGTCAGAAAAATTCCCCAGCCAAATGCAAGATAAGTTCACCGTTAGGTTTCCGGATGGGATGCGTGACGCTATAGCTGAGCGGGCCAAGCGCAATGGCAGGTCGATGAACTCTGAAATTGTGCAGATACTTCAAGAAACGCTGGATACCGATAAGGCTGTTTCTGAAAGCGACCTTGTTGATTTCGACTCAACTCAAGCCGCTTTTAATGCCGCATCGACAGTAGAAGAGAAAGAGCAGTTCCTAAGTGACCTTGCGAAAAAGGATCCGTTCACGGCAGACATTCTTCGCGAGGGAGAAGAGCACGCGAGGCGGCTTGCTGAGATACTTGGTCGCCGCATGGGATATTTGGACCATAAATAACAAAAAGCCCACCTGAGTGGGCAATCTGCTCATGCTGCCGGAAAAATCCTTACCTCTCTGTCCATTTCCAGCCTGATTTCCAGCGCCATAAGAAGGCCATCAACGATCCCTTCTGCATTTGATAGCTTTTTGCCTATATGCCCGTCAGAGCAATGATGCGCATTCGCCAGTTGCATGAATGTTTTGCCGAATACGTAGTAATCGAAAAGCAGGTCGTGAGCAACAGGATGCTTTGACCTTAGCCCTGCCATGAGGTTTGAGATAATCAGACCATCCTCATCACAGCACTGGAGGCGAGTGCGCACCTTCGGCGGTATGAGTCCAGAGAAACCTGCTGCAATCGGCGGCCAGTAAACATCCTCGCTGTTATCGGCAGCCCACGCCCCCCAACGTTCTAAAACTTGCTGAATGTTTCTCATGCGGCTTCCTTATGTGGCTGGTTGGTTTTAGTCTGGCTGTGCTTTGCTACTGGTGGCATGCAGGCGCGCTTAACGCTTTCTGCCTGGTACCGCAGGAAATCGGCGTGGTTCATGCGGCCTCCTGTCGGCGTGCCCGGCGTTTTTCCAGCGCGCGGGCTTTGCGTGTGAAAATGGATTTGATGCGCTGAAGGTATGGGATATCGAAGCGGCGCGGATCGTTATCAGATTCAAGGCGCTCGACACGTTCCTGTCCGATACGCTCAATCAGACGGATCCGGTACTCGACAGCATTGCCGCTCAACTGCCGGTTGCAGCGGGTGCAAGCGGAGTGGACGTTAAACACGTTGAATTTGAGATGCGATGCAGCGCCGCGCGAACGGTAATGGCTGGCGTCAATGGCGCTGCCTGTCAGGTAATTGCTCTTGCCGATGAGTGGATTGCCGCAGCTGACGCATTCTTTTCCCTCGTCCCGGATCCGTATGTAGCGGTTGAAGGCCGATTGAGCCTCCTTATCCCACTGGGATTTAGACTTTAGTGACTCGCGCTTTTCTTGTCGGCGTTTTCGCCCTGCCTTCTCTGCCTCTTTCTGTTCACTGATACGCTTAGCGACCTCTTTCACCTTCTGCTTTGCCCTCAAATCCAGCGCGTAGATGGCGCCATGCTCAGGACAGCACCACCAGACGTTGTCGAAGGTAGCGGTGAATTTCTCTTTGCAGACCTTGCAGGTTCGACGGGTTGGTTTACGCATGATTCCTCCTCGCCGCGAGACGCAGCCATTTCTGATCCACCAGGCGGGCTGTGTAGCCTTTCAAAGTCGGGATGTCGGACGGCTTAACCGCGGGCTTGCGCTGACGGCGTGCCGGAACGCGGAAGATTTCGTTTGTGATGACGCGGGAAAGTGGAGTAGACATCAGGCCTCCTGCTTATCGCGCAGCACCTGAAATTCGCTGCTTTGAGGTATGGTTAGCACCAAGCCAAACTGAGCGCACCAACCTTCCACCTGGCACATGAAATGATGCATGTCGCCAGTGTCCAGATCGGACGTGTGGCGCAGTTCTAATTCAATCGTCTTAATTCCGGTAACGAAATCGGTGTATTCCACCTCTTCATAACCGAGGTAGGTCTTTTTGAGGTTGCGCTTTACCCAAGCTGGCGTGGCGTCAGTGCGCCCAGACTTGATCAGGTAGTCGCTGATTTCCTTGTACCAAACGTGGCTCAGACTATTTTGTGAAAGGCTTCTCTTCTCGCGCCAGTCTTTGAGTTGGAGCCGGAAGCACTCACCGTTTTCGAGAAGTGGCTTCAGATGCTGAGTGATAGCACCAAGATTTCCACGGTGTAGCTTGATGCCGTCTTTGGGGAGAATCATACGGCCTCCTTAACGGAAACCGCAGAATGCAGAAAATCGCAGGTGCATTTCTGCATCTGTGAAAAGGTGAGGAGTTCATATTGTGGTCGCATTTAAGTCCCCTTAAATGCGCAGAAGTCACCGGAGTTGTTCAAGCTCCGATGACATGATTATGGACGGTTGATTCAACAAAATCAACGCGAGAAAAAGGCCTCCGGAGAGGCCCTGGCTGTCGATATGGGGATTCCCATATCGCTTGTATGGCAGTTACACCAAATCGGGCAATTTGAAGACTGCCATGTCTTCCGCCCGGATTGGAGGCGATAGGCAGTCAGCAAACACCAGGGTGCCATCGAGCAAAATCACGAAACCCCACCCCATAAACAGGTTGGCACTACACCAGTCAGCCTTTAGGGGCACATCTGGCATCTTGTCTGGAACGACTGGGTAATGCTCAGCCAGCCACTCCATTGCGTCGCAGCGATTGAGAGTATATTTGTCGTACATCATGCCTCCTGCTGCGGTGCTGCTGGCAGCGGCATCCAGTGGGTTGGCTTGCAGTAGCAATCAAAGCCGTGTCCGTGTGCTGACCCGCCAACGTACGTTGCCATCTTGATTAATGGATCATTACTTTCCGGCGCGTCTTGACGGTACGCCAACACTTGTTCCCCTGCGGAAGGCATCCGCTCAACGCAAGCCACCCAACCATCCGGAATCACCGGAGAGTTGAGTTGTTCGGAATTACCGAACGACTGAAGCATGGCGGCGCGGCAGGCGTTCCAGCCGACAGCTTTTCCGTGTTCAAACGCGCTGTCAAAGTCATCATCCATTTCCATCGCAGCGGGCACAGATACCGGCGCTGGCGGGGCGGTGTAGAGCGGCGTTACTTCTCGCAGCGGGTCGGCATAAGCATTGCCACTATCGAAGCTGACGTTGTTTTTTGCGCCGCCGCCTGACAGTAGCCACGCCACAGGCTCCGCTTCGAGCGATGCCAGCGCGATACGCGCCAGCTCGTGTACTTCCCACTGCTCTGCATTGGCCTGACAATCACTACCTTCAGAATTGAACTGAAGGAGGTTTGCGATGCGCTCTTTGGTAATAGTGCTCATGGGTTATCGCCCCTTAGGCCAGCTCAGGAAAAACATCAATCCGATGACAGCGAAAAACGCCGCAGCAATACCACTAAGGATGATTATTGCCCACACCAGAATCGTTCCAATAGTTGCTATCATTTCACTCTCCTTTACCGGCTGCGGCGGCGCTTAATTTTGTATTCACGTCGCCTTCAAAAATCGGCAACACACCAATTGCAGCGGCCCAGTTTTTAGCTAGCTCAGGGTCAGATGTCTCGTCGGTGTAGTCTGATGCTCGCCAACCAATAATTCGCTTCTGGTCAGGAAGGTCAGAATTTCTCTTCTCTGATGCTTGCCCTAACGCATTAAGAAGCGTTCTTATCTCCTGCTGCTGAGTGGCTATGGTTGAGTCTTTGGCTTCCAACTCATCTAGCAGTGCCAGCACGGTGGACGGGGTTAGAGCCTCATTGAATTCATCGCGATCATAACCCCAACTATCTGATTCTGCTCTCTCCGCCGCTTCACGCAGCTCCTGTTTGTCGATGTTGCTCATTGGGCGGCCTCCTGCATGGCTGGGTCTGCTGGTAAAGTCATGTGCGGCACTTCAATCAGTTCTGCCCGAGCATCAGCCGTGTTCAGCGCCATTAATGCGACGATCCGCTTCTGCTCAGCATCCATTCGTAACGCTACTGTCTTGCCGTTCAAATTGAAGAACACCGCTACGTTTTTGATATCTTCTATTTTCATACCCCTACCCTCCCCCAAACCATCAATACCCTTCTCATTGCCGGGCTGTTCCGGCATTCCTGAAATATTCCGTTGGTGCAGCTGCGCGCGGTGCCGTCCTGCTCTTCCTGCGTCGCCAGGCGATAAGTCACCGTTCGCCACACTTTGCCCACGCGGACAATCTCCCGGGCCCGCTCCAGATCGATAGCGTTCTTCGTGATGCAGTTGATCGTCATACCGCACTCTGTGGCCACATCCTTCGCGGTGAAGGTCCGGTGCGTTTCGAGATAACGCAGAATTGCCTGTTTGCCTTTCATCAGAAGCCCCCTTTCTTTTTCGGCTGCTGCTCGCGCCCGCGGCGTTCTGCGGCGGCTGCATGCTGGTCTGTGTCGTAAATTGCCCCGTTGATCTGATTGCAATAAACCGTGCCGGTACTGCCATGGCGGTTGAGTCGCAGGATTAACTCCGTTTCGCCAGGCGGAACGCTGTCATCGAAAGCACCTTCTCGGTGGATACCAACCCAGTAGTCGCAGTCCTGCTCAATCTGTCCTGTGTCGCGGGAATCGCTCGGCAACGGGCGTTTATTCACTCGCTTCTCCAGTTCACGGTTTAGCTGAGTCAGCAGCACGACGACGCAGCCAAGCTCTTTGGCGAGGTTCTTCAGCCCTTTGGTGATCATCCCGTAGGCCAGGTCATTACGGTCGGCTTTTTCGGCGGTCATCAGCGTCAGGTAGTCAACCAGAATCATGCCTACGCAGCCCTTCTCGCGCTTGATTCGGCGGCTTTCGCTAACGATGTGCGCCAGTGACAGGCCAGGAGTATCGTCGATGTACAGCATGTCGATTTCACTCAATCGCCCGGCGGTGGCGATCGCCTTCTTAAAGTCGCCGTCGTAATCGCCCTGGTACTGGTCATCGGCGTCATCCGTGGCTGGCATGTAAAAAATGCTCGGGTTAACTCCAGACTTCTGACCAACCAGTTTTTCGAGGATCTGGTCGCCCGGCATTTCGAGGCTGAACATCAGCGCTGGCTTTTTCTCACGAACCGCGCAGTTGATCGCCATCTGACCGTACAGGGTTGTCTTGCCCATCTTTGGTCTTGCGCCAATCACAAACAGGGAGCCTTTCACTATGCCTTTCGGAGCTAACAGTCGGTCGAGTGACGGGATACCGGTGCTCATTCCGCGCTGTTCGCCTGAAGGGTCAAAGCGTTTCTCCAGATCTGCTACCCAGTCATCCATAACCTCGCCGAACGACCGCAACCCACGGCGACTACCGGTTTTTGAATGGTCTGCGAGTTGGGTGAAAATACCCTGAATGGCCTCGTACTTCTGCGTGGCACTCATGCCATTGCGGGAATACAGCAGCTCAGTAGCTTCGGTCAGGCGGCTGATACCGTAGCGCTCCATTGCGGCTTCCCGGACTGACGCAGCGTATGCCACGATGTTTGCAGCGCTCGGTGTGTTTTTTGCGATCTGCGCGATGTAGGCGAAACCGCCGATCTGCTCCGTAAGTCCTTTGCTTTCCAGAGCGTCGAACAGTGTTAACCCATCGACTGGCTTGTTCGCGCGGAACATGTCACGTAATTCAGCGAAGACGATCTGATGAACCCGGTTGTAAAACGACTCGGGCTTGAGCATTGCCAGAACTTTCTGGACGCGCTCGCTGTTGTCATCGTCCAGCAGGAGTCCGCCGATGACACTCTGCTCTGCTTCGAGGTTGTGAGGTACGGTCATGATTTCAGAGGTCATCACAGGCCCCCTCGCGCGTCTTGGCATATACATCCACATTCAGGAAGTATTCGAGAGCCTTGCGGCGCCATGTGCGACCGGTTCGCTGGTCTGGACGGTTCTCCAGCATCCAGCGGCAGTTGGTGGCGATGTAGCTCAGATAGGATTCCCAGTCGCTCAAGGTGAACTTGTGGCCGTCCAGCTGCTGAGTTACTTTCCCGGCCTTCTGCCAGAACGAGCGAATCAGAGCCCGGCGTTTGTCAGTCAGGATTCTGATGCTCTGCGCTTCAGGCAGTACGCGATGGTAAACCTCGACCACCTGCTCGCAGCTGAGAGACGGTTTTTTCTGCTCTGGTTTTTCTGCTGCTGATGCACACTCTCTTACGTTAGTAAGAGAGTTATTTAATATATTGTTATCTGTGGACACTGGCTGGACATCGGCTGGACACTCCACCTCCGCAGGCATTGGTACTACTGCGTTTGCGCTGGACACTGGCTGGACATCGGCTGGACAAAAATTTGACTGATATTCGTCATATTTGACCACTTTTAGAACAGTGAAACGGTTGTTCGATTTGGTGGTGATCATGCCCAGGTTCTGGAATTTACGGAGCAGTGATTTAACGCGATCAGCGGTCAAACCCGTTTCCATTGCCAGTGTGTTGCGCCCGGTGATGAACTCTCCGCGTTCACAGATCACATCGCCGACATCCGTGGATACCAGTGTCTGTTCGTGATTTGCACGCAGGAGCAGGTGAACCCATAAATGAGCCGCCTCAGCATCCTTGTAGAACGGCACATCCATAATTTTACGGTGCAGCAAGGCAAACCCCTTACCGTCATTCGTGCGCGGTTTCTGGAGCCTTCTGGCCTCTCTGGCTTCGGCTAAATTAGATACGTTACCCACGGCCACTCTCCTTACGTTTCAGTTCTTCCAGGATGGCGCGCATCTTCTCTGCCACAATCGGGTTAACCGAGCGGATGAAGCGGTCGCGGGTTATGTTTTTATGTACAGCGGTATGGTAATAGCGTGGATTTTTTGCCATTATTCCTCCTGCAACTACTGTCGTTTTTGCACCAGAAAGCCGTTGGTGCCCCCTCACCGCGGCTTTCACCCTTTTAGAACAGCCCCTGCTGCTTACCGCGCTTGATGCGCTTCGACTCAAACCGATCTGCCGGCACTGTCTGTTTTTCTGCCCATAACTTCGCGTGACGCAAAACATCATCGAAAATTCTCCCTTACGACTTGCCTGAGACATTCGCTTGTACATATCGACGGCCTGAAATGCCCCCCTGCGCGACAGCTGCGGTGAAGCCCTGCCGGATAAGTTCTTCGCGAACGTGCTTTTCAATAAATTCGACATGATTCACTGCGCACCTCACATGACGCCCGGGCCCATGACTGCGAGACCACTCAGAACCTGAACAACAGCCTCCCCAGGCAGAAGCGCCAGCAGGTGTTCAATGCCCTCCCTCACCTCTTTCACCAGCTGGTGCTGCGGCGCCCTCAGAATCACCGCGCGTTTCGCTTCGCCGATCTCCTTCTCCATCGCTGCATAGCGCGTCATAAAGCAGTCCTGAGGTACCAGGCGGCCACGGAACTCAAGCGGTAGAACGGCGATGATCGCGGGCGACAGCTGGCTGATGTTTTTGCGCGCATACTCCGTATCACCATCGAGCCAGCGGAAGAGTTTCTGACGCTTACGGCTCAGGTCTTCGGGAAATTCCAGCCCGGCGCCGCCCTGTCGTTCCCACTCCTCAACGATGATCCCGGCAACGACATCCTGGTTATCCAGTGATGCAGCCCAGGCACGAACGGCGTCGCGGATCTGTTCGTGGTCTGGCGCCGCCTTAGCTTGAGCGCGGTTTATCATCGCTCCCGGGTGTATTCCGGTATTGTGTTGATACGCAAGTGAATGCATTGCTTTCCCTTTCGTTGTTAAGGCCGCCGTTAAGCGGCATTGTTGTCGGCCGGTGACGGAAACAGCGTCGGCAAGTCAGGGCGAATCTGGTATGCCTGAATCTCGCCACCAGTTGCTTTTACGATGCTGTTCACATGCTCCGGAGAAACCTTCGCTTTGTTGTGTAGCCACTTGTAAACCGCCTGCTGCGACACTGCGCACGCTTCACCAAGGGCTTTTTGAGAGCCGACAATGGTGATAGCGGTTTTAATGGTTGGGTTCATAACAACCTCCATAGTGAATATGAATGAAGAATAAAACTATGGTTGTATTTAGTCAACAACCATTTTCGTTTGATGGAATAAAACCACGGTTGTACATTTAACCTTATGAAAACGACACTTGCTGGAAGACTGAAAGAAGCACGCGCGGCACGAGGCCTGACACAAAAGGCGCTCGGGGATCTCGTGGGTGTTAGCCAGGCGGCTATTCAGAAAATTGAAACAGGAAAAGCCAGCCAGACCACCAAGCTTGTGGAAATTGCTAACGCGCTCGGGGTAATGCCTGATTGGCTCAGCTCTGGAGAAGGGGCGATGCGTAATGACGGAAAGCAATCAGGGGCAGCTTTATTAACTAATGCAGCTTCGGACGTATTCCGCGTAGACGTTCTCGACCTCACTGTTAGTGCGGGACCGGGATCATTCATGATTTCTGAGTTTGTAGAAGTTCTGCATGCTATTGAGTTCACAAATGAGCATGCCCGCTCCCTCTTCGGCAATCGCGCACAGCATGATGTGAAGGTGATGACTGTAGACGGTGACAGTATGTGTCCAACGATTCAGTCTGGTGATCGCCTCTTCTTCGATGTGTCAGTGAGGAACTTCAAGGTTGACGGAGTATACGCATTTGTCTTTGGGCAGCACTTCCATGTTAAGCGTCTGCAAATGCAGGGCCTGCAATTAACCGTGCTTTCAGATAACCCGGCTTACAAAGACTGGTATGTAACAGAAGAGAATCAGGACCAGCTCTACATCATGGGAAAGGCGCTGATCCATGAATCGATAGCTTACAACAAACTGTAGCAGTGGCCTGATGAGGTGTTTGGGTGATAAGAGAATATCTGATAGTAGGCGTGGTTACTTTGCTCTCGGTTGTTGCGATCGTGCTTATGGTGGCCTGATGAGACTTTTGGATAGAGACGAAGCTGCGGCTGGTTTAGTCAGTAGAGATTTAATTTTAGTTTTTTTCTACGGAAAGTGAATTTTGCAAAACGACTATCTGCAAGTTACAGCCTACACTAGACGCATGAAAGACGGGATGACTCAGCCCTTCCTGTGCACGTGCCAAGATGGGCAAGCTTACATTGTTAAAGGCAGGCCAAAACTCCGGCAGAAAGAGCTTGTAGCAGAATTCATATCTGCTCATCTAGCAAGACAAATTGGTCTACCTTGCCCAGACTTCTGCATTGTAGATATTGGACAACAGATAATAGAGTTCATGCCTGACTTGCGCGGCGAGCTTTTCCCGGGTCCTGCATTTGCCACCCGCTTTGTTGAAAATGCCTCAACGATAAACATTCAACAAGCCCGTAACGCTGTAAACATACAGGATCAAAAGAAAATATTTTTCTTTGATCGCTGGATAAACAATGCAGATCGGTCTCTTACTGAGATTGGCGGGAATGTAAATATAATTTTCGATGCTGTTAACAATAGGTATTACCTGATTGACCATAACCTGGCGTTCACACAAGATACAACTGATGATGAGTATGATGTCCATGTTTACTCTGCAAATGGAAGAAAGTGGAACTTCGACATACTTGATGAACCCGAGCTGATGGATCTCGCAAACGAAGCTATTGGTTCAGTTGAGGAGACGTTTAATCAGATTCCGGCTGATTGGTTTACATCCGATGAGGAACGTGATCTGATGTTCAACGAGATATTGGGTTGCTTAAACAGAGTAAGTAACAAAGATTTTTGGGATAACATCAAATGACTACACCATGCCTATACAGCATTGTTAGATATGCGCCATATGCAGAAACCGAAGAGTTTGCCAACGTCGGTGTAGTTCTTTGTGCCCCGAAATTAGGGCAGTTTCACTTTCAACTGACGCAAGGCAACAACGCTAGGGTAAAGAACTTCTTCCAAGACGAGATAATTTTCCCTCACGCAAAAGATGCAATTGCGAGAGAGTTAAAGTTCGCACAAGAACAAAGTTGCAAATTCACCACACCGGAGAGGCTGGCTAATTTTTTCAACTACTTAATTGGAAAAAAGGAATCAATCATACATTTTAGCCCTGCGAGAGTTGTGATGTCTGATTGTCCGCAGGACATGTTGGCTGCTCTTTTTGATAAGTTTGTAAACCATTCAGAAGTAACAAAAGAATCTCGTGAGGCAATACTGACTAGAGAGCTAAAGAATCGTTTCTCTCATTATAACGATCTTAAGAACGTCTTCAAAAAAGAGACGCTTGGCGGAGAGTTAACGCGATTTTCCTTACCGTTTGTCGCTCGTCAAGAAGGGCAAATTTTATGCGCGATCAAACCGCTAGCGTTCGTACAAGACAAGCCTGAAAAGATGATGGAGCACTGTGACTCTTGGACAGCAAAAATTTTACGTGCCACTAGTGAAAAAATTCTATCGCTCTCTAATGTGTTATTTACGATCGATGCACCTCGCCATCCAAACGATCTTGAGGTCAAAGCGATGCGTGAAATTCGTAAAACTTTCAATGAGAAAGGCATCAATCATGTTGAGCATACAGATGAAGCATCGATAGTAAAATTTGCTAGACAAGCAATTTAACCCGGCCACCGCGCCGGGTTTTTATTGCCCACCCATAAAGCTATCCCCCATTCTGCCGATAACTATCCAGCCTGAAGCTGATAACAATAACTATCGCAACACTACCTGCCCGCCCGTGCGGGCTTTTTTATTGCCCCTTCCTCACCAACTCCGCAGCATCCCTGTTAGCTCCCTTCCCTATCACGTTTCCTGTTTCCTTCCGGTACTGCTTCAGCTTGTCGATGATGTTTTGCTGGGTCATGGGTAAATCAGCCAGTGACAACTCCATGACCGCCCGCCCCATGGCGTGAACCATCATGTTCACTCTTTCTTCATCCAAGTCCATTACCCACTCCTTTTTGATGTTTTTTCAAACATACCATCATCGGAGCTAAAAATAAATTTCGTTTAAAAACAACCAAATAAAACCACATTAATCATTAATACAACTATTGTTGTTGACGATAAAACAACTATGGTTTTTAATAAGCCCATCGAAACGAAACATCGACAGCTGGGCGAAGTTAGCCAGCGGCGAAGTGGAGATTCGGTCAGTCGAACGGCGCGACAGTAAACCATGCGTCGGCCCCATGGCGAGCCAATGGAAGGTTCCAATATGCGGGATTACACAACCTAATGTTTTCTTACGAGAGATCAGTATGTTGAGTAATTGCATTGAACATAAACAAAAACAGCTTTATGGACAGACATCCACGACCGTCAATGGGAAAACAGTTTCCATCAAGCTGCATCGAAAGGCCTATTGCGAAGATCGTGGCGTTAGCCTTGAGAGCATTAAAGGGATGGTCATTCTTCACAAATGCGATAACCCACGTTGCATTAACCCAAAACACTTAGAGCTAGGCACTCAGCTAGACAATGTTAGGGATATGGAATTGAAAGGTCGCGCCAAGCACGTAACTGGAGAGAAGAACGGCGCAGCCAAGCTGACACCAGAAGATGTATTCGCGATACGAAGCTCACCGCTTAGTAACAGAAAAATTGCTGCTGTCTATGGGTTATCGCCTTCTTACATTAGTTCAATTCGATTGCGGAAAAAATGGAAGCACCTTTAGCCCTCCCGGCGGGCTCAGGGAGAGCGGCAATGGTGCGTAACTGGAATGTTTTGGGCTGGCAGACGGTTATCAGCTAGTTGGTGAGGTAATGGCTCACCAAGGCGACGACGGCCTTCCCTGCTTCATTGTGGGGAGCCAGCGCCAAAACATTTCTCCCGCATCAGCGGGTAACGACAGAGGATAATTTCATGTCTTACATCACCGAAAACATCCACCTACTTTCAAACTTCAACGCTGACCCGGCAACTATCGCGAACATGAAATCGCTGGTGCTGCCATGGGCTAAAAAGCGCTTGAGTGAGTATCAAGAGCTATACGCATTGTGCCCAGAAGCGATATTTGGAGACGAAATTGAAACGTTAAAAACTGGCATAGCAGTTTGCGAACAGAGATTACAAGCCGCCTAACCAGCGGCTTTTTTCATACCTCACCGTTCTCTATGAGTGCGGTTAGTTATGACAACCGGCGGCCATCCACCGCCCATTAGCGCAGAAGTCTTGTATTAACCGTTCCGTTCGCCGCGATAAGGCCGAGAGGATTTATGAGTAAGAAAAACGACGGTGGCTACGCTTTCCCTATGGAGGCGACAGATGCCACAGCTTGGAGGGATTGCAATCAGGGAATGACGTTGCGCGACTACTTCGCGGCAAAGGCTATGCAGTCCATCGTATCAAGTCCTAAAGAAATGGAATCTCTTATCGATACCCTAGGTGCAAAAACTGCTTACGCGAAAGTCTCAGAAACAGCATATGTCATCGCTGACGAGATGCTCCGCGCCCGGGAGGCATCATGACAGTCACCCACAACGGAAAGCAGTACACCGCCAAGAAGCTCAACGATAACGAGTGGCAGCTGACGTCGTTATCGGCACCACGGGAAAAACTGGTGCTTAACCGCTGGCAGATGCATATCGCTGGTCTCCTGGAACAGGTAGAGGTGAAGGTATGACCGTAATCGTCGAATGTATTGAGACTAATGGCGACTGGACTGTCGGCCATCGTTACGCCGGGGAATTGGTCTCTGGCGGATTTTTGGCTCTGAAAGATGATGATACCGAAGATGATTTCGAATGGACCGCTGATTCTCGGCAGGAATATGACCGAGAAACAGATGAGTTCGAGACCATCTGGTTTTTACCTGGCATAGAAGGTGTTTCGTTCAGGGAGATTGAATGATGGTCAATCACTACGGCACCACCCCGCTCATTCGCCAGTGCGTTACGCCCGGCATGATGGCAATACATGAAGGCCGCACCTATCGCGTCTCAGCAGTCATTCAGGAGCGTAAATGGGTATACCTGCACACCGATGCAGAAATCATCCGCCTCAGTGACTGCGTGATTGACGTCCTTCTGGATGGTCACGGCAACCCTATCGTTCACTGAGGCCGCTGATATGGAAATCAAAACTCCTACCAACCCAAGCAAAAAGGCGACGGCCAGGGTAAAGAATCCTCTTCCCGTGCCAACTAATTGTCACCTGTGCTCTGGTTCAGTGCGGATTGGCACTCATGGAGAAGTCTATGGGCGCGACTTCAGTGACTGGCCGTATGTCTATCTTTGTGAAAGCTGCGGAGCATACGTCGGGCTTCATCCTTTCACAGCTATACCTCTCGGGACTCTGGCAGACAAGCCAACCCGCGACGCGCGCAAGAGCTGCAAGATGCCTTTTGAACGGATCTGGAAGTCCGGAGCCATGACGCGCACTGAAGCTTATCAATGGCTGTCCGGCAAGATGGGTATACCTGTTCACGAATGCCACTTCGGCTGGTTCACCGTAGAGCAGTGCCTGACTGCAATGCATCACTGTAACGACTGGCTAAACCACTAATCACCCTATTCAACCGATCGGCCTGGCTTATGCGGGCGGGATCTGCACATCCAAATTTCAGGAGTTCAGCCATGAACGCATACCTCACTTACGACCGCATCGAAGATCGGCGCTGGGTTGAGCAGCAACTCACCGACGAGAAGGAGAAGTGGATCGACGACAGGGCACAGCAAATCATCGACATGATGCCAAAAGAGCCGTCCGGCCTCTTCCACTTCACGATCCCGATTGACTCCAGCCCATACGAAGGACTTCGCAGCGATAAAGCTGGCGAGGCCTACAACGATTTCATTTCGGCAGTTGCTTACGCCCAGGCGGAATACGACTGGGAACACCGTACCGGCTGCCCGTTTTAATTTTTGAGGGTTTTAACAATGAGTACTGCACTTTCCACCATGGCCGGGAAACTGGCCGCACGCCTCGGTATGGATGCCGGTACAGACCTGATGAATACGCTGAAGAACACAGCATTCAAAGGCGGCAACGTCACGGACGAGCAATTTACAGCTCTGTTGATCGTCGCCAACCAATACGGCCTGAACCCATGGACCAAAGAGATTTATGCCTTCCCAGATAAAGGCGGGATTGTCCCGGTCGTCGGCGTTGATGGATGGGCCCGCATTATCAACGAACATCCGCAGTTCGACGGCATGGAGTTCTCTTACGACAAAGAAGAAGGCGCGTGCACCTGCAAGATTTACCGCAAAGACCGTAAGCACCCGACCATTGTCACTGAGTACATGGGAGAGTGTAAACGCAACACTCAGCCATGGCAGTCCCACCCTACCCGCATGCTTCGCCACAAGACGCTTATCCAGTGCGCGCGGCTGGCCTTTGGTTTCGCTGGCATCTTCGACCAGGACGAGGCAGAGCGAGTGATTGAAGGAACAACGGCAGAGGTTCATGCGGGCCATGAATCAGATAGCCGTCGCCCGGATCTGATCGCAAAAGGTGAGTCCGCCGCGCGCCTTGGAACCGTTAAGTATCAGGAGTTCTGGGTGGCGCTGAGCGCTGAAGAGAAGCAGGTGATCGGCGCAGTTGAGAAGCGTCGTATGTATGACATGAGTCTTGCTGCCGACAACGCCGAACCTGTCAATGTCGCAGAGATGGAGGCTGAATGATGGAGCAACGCACCCCTGAATGGTTTGCTGCGCGCTGCGGCAAGGTCACAGCGAGTCGCCTGGCTGATGTCATGGCCCGGACTAAGTCGGGCTACTCCACCAACCGCCAGAACTACATGGCCGAGCTGATTTGCCAACGGCTGACCGGGAAGCTGGAGGAAGGGTTTTCGAATGCCGCGATGATGCGCGGCACTGAACTTGAGCCAGTGGCGCGCGAAATGTACGCCCTGAATGAGTTCGATGCGGCAATCACTGAAGTTGGACTCATCGATCACCCAACCATACCCGGATTCGCAGCCAGCCCGGACGGACTTGTCAACGACGACGGGCTTATCGAAATCAAGTGCCCCAACACCTGGACCCATCTTGAAACGCTGAAAACTGGCGAGCCAAAGCGCCAGTACATGCTGCAAATGCATGCGCAGATGATGTGCACCGGGCGGAAATGGTGTGATTTCGTTAGTTTCGATGATCGCCTGCCGCCTGACCTCGCCTATTTCAAGAAGCGAATTCATTTCGATGAAGAGCTGGCGCGCGAAATCGAGTCTGAGGTTAAGAGCTTCCTTGCAGATCTGGAATCGGAAATTCTGAAAATCACAGAGCGTGCAGCATGAAACGCACACCCTTTTACCGCAGGCCCGGGAGAACCGGGCAATTCTCCGGCCTACGTGAGCGCGTGATCTGGATGATTCAGACGCGCGGCCGCCCGGTAACCGGCAGCGAAATCGCTGAGAAGTTTGGCGTAACGCTCATCGAGTTTAACCGGGTTGCCAACGGCATTACCCGCGGCTCAGGACAGATAGCACAGATCGTTGAGTCGAAAAAATGGCTGAACGAGGACGGCATCTGTAACCGGACATTCGACCTGGTCACGAAGCCAAAGGTAGTAACACCGCAGGGTAAATCGCGGCTGTTCACCCGGCGCGCCATTGAGCAATCGCAGGAAGGTAGACGGCAGGAGTGCATAGCACGTGCCGCCCGCCGTAGCCGACTGATTGCTCAGGGCCTCTACATCGACGAAATGGAGTCAGTGCTATGAAAGCGTGGTCTCTCGAAGAGCTGGCGCTGCTGTGGCGACACTCAAACGCTGAAGTCGCAGAGATTACCGGCCGCAGCATTGAAGAGGTCGGAGATAAGCGGCTGCAAACCAATATTGAGCGTAATGGCTGGGATGTTAACGATCCGGAGCGGGGGGAATCATGACCGATTACACCGGAAGTAATACCCCAGCGGATCAGCGCGACCTCTGGCGCACTCCACCAGCCCTCTTCGCCTCCCTTGATGCTGAGTTCTGCTTCCAGCTGGATGCCGCCGCGGCGCCTCATAACGCACTGTGCCGGAAGTTCATCACCGCCGAACAGAATACACTGGAGACTCCCTGGGCTGATTATCTGAATGTACCTGGCTACGTCTGGATGAACCCGCCATACAGCGACATCACACCGTTCGTTAATAAGGCCGCTACCGAAAGCGCAAATCAGATCGGCACGGTGATGCTGGTTCCGGCAGACACTTCGGTTGGCTGGTTCAAGGAGGCAATCCAGACCGCCAGCGAGGTTCGCTTCATCACCGCCGGGCGGCTGGCGTTTATCAACCCGGTCACCGGTAAGCCAGTATCGGGAAATAACAAAGGGTCGATGCTCATCATCTGGCGACCGTACCCGCGTACACACTGCCACTTCGCAACTGTGGGCCGGGACGAGCTGATGGCTTTCGGGGCGAAACTTCTCGCCCGCCGGGAGGCCGCATGACGCCAGAAACAGACAACGCTATCCGCGCCGCCTGCCGCCGATGCACCGAGGAAATCCAGCAAGCCATGCGCAAGAAGCCAAAGCCAAACTGGAACGAAACGGTGCCTCCCATCATCAACAAGCATCACAAGAAAATAGAAGCTCTGGGAGTTAGCCTCCTGGAGTTCGTCGTATACACAGGGCGGCTTAATCGCCGCTTCGGAGTTGAATCGTGAAAAGATTTCTTTTTACCACTGAGGTCAAGCGAGCAGAAGGTTCGCAGACCTTCAGAGTGGATGCTGAAAGCCTGGAAGAAGCCATGGAGATTCATGAAAGTGGCGGAGGGGATATTTACGAACACGAAGTTGAGGTTGTCGATATAGGCGAGTTTAAGTTCGATCGCGAAACTGACCTTGCTGACTTCGGTGATTTTCCTGAAGGCGGTGCAGCATGACCAAATACGCGAAACTGGATAGCGAGGTGTTAAGCGCTATCGGCGCTCAGCCAACCTCTTTTTCGGAGCTATTTAGCCCCTCCGTCAGGCAGGAGTGCCTCGTCATTGCTGAAGCAGAAGGAAAGCACCCGATGGACGTCTTCCGCATCCTTGACCGCCGCCTCCAGTCACTCAGGAAGCTTGGCGTCATCCAGTACGTCAAAGGCAAGGGTTGGATACAGCCATGAAATCGCAAATCACCAGGTCGCTATCGCGGCCTTTTTTATTGCTGGCATTCACCTTCAACCGAATTAACCGACAGTTCCGGGAGCATTGATTATGAGAGAGTTTAAGGGTACGCCGGGCGAATGGAAGTACACGATTAGAAACGTGAACGAAATGATGACTACTTTCCATGGCGTGACAATTGGCGACACGTACATTGAAGCAGCAACAAGAAATGAAATAGAGGATGCGCAGCTTATAGCAGCCGCGCCTGATTTGCTGGATGCACTGCAATGCCTGTTCGAAAACTATAAGCAGCTAGCTGATTCAGGCGATGCCGGTAACTGGCGGCTCGAAGATGAACCCGCCGGAAGGAAGGCTCTGCGCGCCATAAACAAAGCCCTCGGTAAGGAGTGATCATGGCCGACATCATCGACACAGCAGCAGAGATTGAAGAGCTTCAGCGTAACGCTGCCCTTTCCGCTCACCGCATCGACCGTAATGCCGTATCAGCCGAGCATTGCACGGAATGCGGCGAAGACATCCCGGCGCCGCGGCGCGCTGCCGTTCCTGGCTGCCAGACGTGCGCCAGTTGCCAGGCTGATTTGGAACTTATCCGTAAGCAAAGGGGCTCCTGATGGATTACACCAAACTCAGTGATGGTCAAATCAGCGTGCTTATCGCAAAACTTCTTAAGCCGAAATATGAAGCAGAAATCAGTCCTCATCACCCAGGAGGTGCTCAGCTTAGCTGGGATTGGTGTGGAACCAAAGCAACCACTGGCTTCTTCCCTTTGCACAAAGCGGAAGAGCTTTTCCCGGTAATGAAGAAACATCGGATCAGGCTCGTTCCATCAGGAAAGACTGTGTGGATGGCATCACACGAATTAGGTGTCACAGCCACTCACCGTAATCCACTTCGCGCCGTGGCAATCGTCTACCTCCTTTTGCAGGAGTCAGCCAATGTTCCAGCTAATTCAACGGGGTCAGATTTACGCTGACCAGCACGGTTGGCCCGCCATCATCCACAGCTGCACTTCACAGATAGTCCGCTACTGGCGACAGGGCCGGATCAACACCGCTTCAATCGACAGATTCAACAATGACTTTGAGCACCTCGATCACCGTGAGGCAGCACAGATACGCGCCGAACTGGAGACGAGCGAGCATATTAAATCGCTGCGTGCCCAGCGCGCGGCATGAGGAGAGAGCGTGAAACCTTACGAATCGAAGAAATCGCAGTTCACCAGAAACCTGATCCGGCGGCGCCACGCTGAATGGTCAGAAAAGACCTTCGGCAATGTCGGCCCCATTGGACCGCTGAAGCACCTTTCGAAAGAGGCGCTGGAAGCTGCCGCCGATCCTGGCGACCTCAGCGAATGGGCTGATATGCAGTTCCTGCTATGGGACGCGCAGCGGCGCGCCGGTATCACCGATGAGCAAATCACCGCGGCGCTGGAAGAAAAACTAAAGGTGAACATGACCCGCCACTGGCCGGAACCGAAAGACGGTGAGCCGCGTCTTCACATCAAACCATGACGCAACTGATAGCCAGTTATGAGCTGGCTATTGGGTGCGAAAGCACCACCTCGTGATCCCTTTTGCCCGGCCCCTCGCCGGGTTCTTTTTTGCCTGGAGACACCCATGAGCGAAATGACCTTAATCGTTCCCAACGACTGGGTAACAGAAGAAAAGCTCGTCGAGATTACCGGCCTTCGCCCGGGCACTATCGAGCGGGCCCGAAAAAGATGCTGGATGGTAGGACGGGAATATCTTCACGTCTCACCGGACGGCGTGCCGAAGAAAAACAGCGAATGCATGTACAACCGAAAGGCTGTCGACAAGTGGGTTGAGAGCATGTCAAAGAAACAGCCGGGTGCGCGCCAATGAAGATCCGTTTATGCTTAGCGGGCTCTTGGACGTCAGGAGGGAATAATGGCTAAGTCAGCATACCCAACAGGCGTGGAAAACCATGGCGGTACGCTCCGCATATGGTTCATCTATAAAGGCAGCCGGGTGCGTGAAAGCCTCGGCGTGCCGGATACACCAAAAAACAGAAAGGTCGCTGGCGAGCTGCGCGCGTCGGTGTGCTTTTCGATTAAGACCGGCAACTTTAACTATGCAGCGCAATTCCCAGACTCGCCTAACCTGAAAAGGTTTGGGGTGGAGAGCAAGGAAATCACCGTGCTGGAGCTGGCGAACAAGTGGCTTGAACTGAAGCGTATGGAGATCAGCACCAACGCGATGTCACGCTATGCATCTATAGCTCGCAACATGGTGCCCAGGATTGGTGGGGACAGGCTGGTATCTGCGGTAACGCAGGAAGATCTGCTGTTTATCAGGAAGGAATTGCTGACCGGTTATCACACGCTGAAAGTCGGGCAGAAAACGCCGGTTAAGGGCCGCTCAGTCAGAACGGTCAACAACTACATGAAGACCATGGGCGGGATGTTTAAGTTTGCCGCTGATAGCGGTTATGTACAGGTGAATCCGTTCACCGGGATTGCCATGCTTAAGCGGTCACGATGCGAGCCTGACCCGCTGACGCGCGATGAGTTTGTCAGGTTGATTAACGCCTGCGCCCACCAGCAACTGAAAAACATGTGGTCTCTTGCCGTCTACACCGGCGTGCGCCACGGAGAACTTGTGTCGCTGGCCTGGGAAGATATCGACCTGAAAGCGGGTACGATGATGATCCGCCGGAACCACACGTTAACGAAGGAGTTCACCCTTCCGAAAACAGAGGCCGGGACGGACCGTATCATCAACCTCATTCAGCCAGCGATCGACGTGCTGAAGAGCCAGGCGGAGTTAACACGCCTTGGTAAGCAGTATCAGGTTGAGGTGAAACTGCGCGAGTATGGCCGTACCGATGTGCATCCATGCACGTTCGTGTTCAGCCCGCAGATCGCATCACGTAATGGCCGTGCCGGGCATCATTACGCAGTGGGGTCGATTAACCAGTCGTGGGAAGCGGCAATGCGACGCGCCGGGATTCGCTATCGCAGAGCATACCAGTCCCGACACACGTATGCATGCTGGTCGTTGGCTGCCGGTGCTAACCCGAACTTCATCGCGAAGCAAATGGGCCACACCGACGCGCAAATGGTTTACCGGGTGTACGGATCCTGGATGGCTGAAAATAACCAGGACCAGGTACTCATCCTCAACCAGAAATTGAGTGAGTTTGCCCCATCCATGCCCCACGCAGTGGGATCGAATGGTTATTAA